CGGCTGGGCGAACGACCAGGTCGAGTCCATGCGCATCATGCCGATGTGCGAAGCGGTCTAACCAGAGAACGGGAGTATCCGATGTCCACCTCCACCCTGACCCCGCCCGGCGACTTCGGCGACTGGGGCGACTTCCTGGAGTTCGCCGCGATCACCCGCGGCTTCGAGCGTGACGTACTGCCCGAGCCGGACGCGGATGTGCCGCCGCTGGAACACAGGCGGGCCCGTGGCGCGGACAGGCGGGCCGCGATCGACAAGTCACTGAAGGAGGGCTGAGCGATGGCCACCCGACGCGAATACTTCGACCTCGACACTGCCGCCGGACGCATTTTCGACCGTCTCGCCGAGACCACCGACGGGCACGAACGGGCGAGGCTGCTCGTCGCCGCCTACGAGACCGAGCAGGCGATGGCCGACATGCACACCGAGGTGTTCGGCCCGGACCCGATGGAGGACGACGGCCGGGACCTGGCCGAGGCGCTGGCCTCATCGGCGCTACTGTTGACCCTGGTCGCCGACGTGGAGTTGGTGGCCTGCGGACAGTTGACCCGCCGGTTCACCACCGACACGTGGCTGGAGCCGTACGCAGGCCCGGTCCTGGACCGGATGGCGGCAACACCGGCCGTCGCCGACCGGGCACGGCTGCTGGAGGCGTTGGCCGACGCCGTCGAACCGTATGTGGGCGTTCAGGCCGTGGAAACGCTGGCCTGCCTGCCGTTGGCCGACGGTAAATGCGGCTGGTCGGATGAGCGGCGCCTGCCGTCGACGTTCGTCGGCCTGGTCCGTCACGGCTGGCATGTCTGGCGCGAGTCGAGGGCAGCGTCATGACCGCCGGATTCGACGCACTGACCGCAGCGCTTTGTGAGCGATACCCGTTCATGAACGCCGGGGACGCCCCGAAGGCTGCAGCGATCCTCCTGCGCGAACTGGCGGACGGTATCGCCGCCGGCGGGATGCCGGCGCTCGCCCGGTTCGACGACAACGGCCGGGTGGAGATTGAGGCGCTGTTCGACTCGACGCCCGACGAATTGCGTGAGGCGTTGCGGACTGCGGGGGTGTTGTCGTGACCGCCGTCCTGGATCTGGTCCTCGACCTGCGTGCTGAGGCCCTGTTCGCCTCCGACCTGCAGCCCTCGCAGCATCCGTCGACACGGCAGGTGTGGGATGTCGTGCACGCCACGGTCGTCCAGCATGGCGAAGTCTGGTGCACCGCCCTGGTGGCACAGGAGTTCGGCGAGCACCCCGACTGCGCCTGCCGGCGGATGCAGTGGGCGCGGCAGGCCGTACAGGCCGCGTTCGCCACCGAGGAGACGTCGGGCTGATCGGCCACCTTGGGGCCCAGCCTGCTTCCCCGCGGCTGGACCTCGTGGCGGTTAGTCAGACGAGACGACCGAGACAAGGACGAACATGACCAACTACGCCTACACGTACCCCCGCGACCTGTCCTACCTCGACGACCTGCCCGAGTCGGCCCGCGAACTGGGTCGACGCATCAGCACTTCTGCCGACTCGTTCGGCCGGGACCTCAGGGATCTGCTCGTCGAGGCCGACGCGAGCCCCGAGGACAAGGCCGCACTGGCCGAGGTGTGGGGCGGACCGGGCGCCGGAGCGGAGTTCCTGCGATGAGCATCCTGGACGATGAGAGAGTCCGACGGTTGGACTACGGCTATTCAGTGCTGAGCCCTCGACTCGGGCTGGTTCGGGTCTACCCGCTGCCGAACGGACTGTGGGCGGGTTTCGTGGATCGATACGAGCCTGGTACGGCATCGCTGGAAGATGCGATCGGCGGCAGCTCGTCATATTCGGCGGACGACACGATCGAATGGGCGTTGCGATGAGCGCCTACGACCGCGACCCGCGGGTGAATGAGACCAGTGCCGGGCACTACGACGTTGCCTGCGCTCCCGCGGATGAGCTTGCCGGAAGGGTCGCCCCTGGCCTGTACGGCGGGTTCGTGGCCTGGGTCCGGCACCCGGATGAGATCAGCAGTCCGGGGTTCAATACGGCCGACGAGGCTATCCGTTCGCTGATCGGGGATCCGCAATGAGCGAACTGACGATCGAGGTCGAAGCGTTCTGGGGCGACAACGACACCCACAACGAAATGTGGATGGTCGGCCCATTCCCGTCGGAGCAGACGCGCGAGTTGGCGTGGAAGCAGTTGAAGGGGCTGCCCGGCAATCACGGCGACGCCCTTTTCTCGTACTGCCATAAGCCGATGGCGGCGGCTGACAACGCGATCGACCTCAGCGTCGACCCGGACCGCCTGTCGCGGGTTGCCTGCTTCCACGAACTGCTGGAGGCGTTCGAATGACCGCCCCGATCATCACCCTCGCCGCGGACACCGTCCCGATCCACAAAGGCTGGCGGGTGCGTCGCGCCGACGACACGTCCCGCACAGTGCTGCAGCGCCCGTCCGGCGAGGGATGGGCCGTGTTCACCGGTTCGTCGAGCGACACCAGCCGGGAGCCTGCGCTGGGCTATCCGGACAGTTGGCGTCAGGACCCCGACAAGGCGATCGAGTGGGCGCGCACGGCAAGTGAATGAGTGCGGGGCTCTGCCATCCGGCCAGACCGCGAGCCCCGCTCAGCAATCCCCACGTAGAGGAAGGAATCGCATGGCAGAGGATACCGCCACGAGCGGGCAGCAGAGCAGCAGCCAGGACCGTCCGACGCCCGGCACACAGCATGACCCGCAGTCCCGCGCCGCACAGGCCGCGGGCAGGGATCGGCGGCGGGTCAATGTCTGAGCAGCGGCGCCGCCAGTGGAAGCCCACCCCCGAGGAGGCGGCCGAGATTCTGGCCGGCATGTACCACGAGGCGGCCGTGCAGGATCGTTACACCGTCCGGAGGGATGGCTGATGACGAACGGAACCGAGTTGCAGCGCGGCACCTGGCGGCTGGAGCGGGACGATGACGGCCATGAGGGCCAGGTCGAGGACCACTCCGGGCGCGACGGACACGGGACGATCAGTCCGAGGCCGCAGGAGCCGCAGCCGTGAGCTCCGTTGCCGCCCTCATCCGGCATTTCGCCGAGGCCGACCCGCAGTAACTCGACGACCTCGATGTGTGCGTACGCCGGGAGGTGGACGACCCGGACTGGTCGGAGCCGAAACGCTGGCTGGTGCATCAGGCGCGGGAACGGCTGCTCGAACGGATCGGCGAGGCGAGACAGCAGGTGCAGTGAAGGAAGCCCCGCTCGGCCTATTCGGTCGGCGGGGCTTCCTTCTTCAGTCGGCTCTGGGCCTCACGTTCGATGACTGCCCGCCGGAAGATCCAAACGCCTTGCCCTAGCTGTACACCCAGGATCTGCCCCTTCGATGCCGCCTTGTGGAGCGCCTGCCGCGACACGCCCAACACTGCGGCTGCGTCGACCAGAGTCATCACGTCGGGGATGTGGCGGTCTCGCGGAGTTGGGCTGGGCACGAGTCCACGCTACGGAGCGGGTTGCCTGCGGTCAACCAAGGTCAAGCGTTTGGGTGGTCGGGGAAAACCGTCCACGATCAGGCTATGCCGGTTGACCCGCGTCAACCACGACTGTAGCGTTGAGAGTGTCATGCAAGAGCGACTAGGGAGTCCTCAGATGTCGGAGCACACCACTGAAGACAGCGTCAACCCGGCCGTCCGTGATGGCGGTCGACCCGCTGGCGACGACCACCGGCACGTCAAGGAGTACATCTTCGAGCACCCGGATCCGGTCGAGCCCAAGCCGATCATCGGCTGGTCCTGCCAATGCGGTGTCACCGAGTACTACGACGACGACCAGATCGCGGGGCTACTGCCGTGACCGACAGTCACGGTGCCGATGACCGAACTGCGGGAGCCGCAGCGATGAGCAGTGAGAGCATCCGGCGGCAGGACGCGTCCGGGCACATGCCGTTGGTGGTCTGCTACAACGGCCGGGTCATCGACCCGGTCCCGGCCTGCGCCGACTATCAAAGCCCCGAAGGCATCGCCGCCTTGTGCGGTGCAGCTGCCGCTGAAATCGGTGTCGCGCCGGAACTGCTGGAGATCCTCGTCGTCTGTCACCTGCACCCGACGTCCTCCGCGGTCGACTGCCTCGACTGTGAGCCCGCCTGATGCCCACCCCCGTCATCGCCCCCGGCAGCATCCTGGAAGCCGTCCAGGGCGGCGCAGACACCATCTGGGCACTCGCCTCCCACTTCGGGGTCGCCGCCGTCTCAGCAGAGCTCAGGTCGGCCCTGGACGTGCTGCTGGACGACGGCACAGTCGTCGCCTCCGAGGCGAACCTGTACGACGCAATGCTCAAAGCCACTGCGAACTGAGGAGCCACCGTGATCGACGAAGCGACAGCCAATGCCCTTGTCGACGCAGCGAAGAGCCGTATCGAACCCATTCACGCCAGCCAAGTCGCTGACCTGCTGCAGTCCACGGGCCGCTACGGCAGCGAGGCTGGGGAGCTCACAGACGATGTCCTCGCCGCGCTGCACGTTGTGCAACACGGTGCTCCGCTGTCCGACTTCCCTCGCTGACCCCACTCCCCCGCCTTCCCGAAGGAGCTCCGCCATGACGATCACCAACCTGAACCAAACCCGTCCCCGCCGACGCCCCGACTTCGTACCCACGCCTGAGTCCCGCGAGGTGACCCGCCTCGAAGGGCTGCTGGCCGATCCGCAGAAGGCGGGGTTCCGGGTAGAGCTCGAGCAGGAACTGGCCACGGCTCGCGCCCGGCTGGTCGCCCTGACCGCCACGACCGTGCTGGCGGCGTAACCATGGACATCCGCATCGAGCTCAGCCATTTCATTCGCAAGGTCGACGGCGACAACAAGCTGCCCGCGAACCAGCTGGGCGTCGAGATCGAAGCGTTCCTCGGCGGTTTCGCCCTGGACCAGATGGAGGTCGTCAGGTTCGTGGAGCGGATCAACCCGGACAAGACGATGGGTGCCGGCTATCTGGCCGACGAGGTCGTGGACGAATTCAACCTGGATGAGGAGAACTGACCATGGAACCGATGCGCATCGACATGGGCTTGATGACGCCAGGCGATGAGGCCTGGCGCGTCGAGTTCAAGGTGAACGACGGTTGCAGGCAGATTTGGATCGACAACGTTTCCAGGGGCATCGCCCTGCAGGTTTACGTCGCCTGGCAGCAGCAGGGGGCCGGGGAGATGGTCTCTTGCACGGACTGTCCGGAAGGCGTCTCCGACTGCCGCCATGGACGCTCGATCTGGAAGTACCGCGAGATGACCGACATGCGCATCATGCCGATGCGAGAGGCGGTCTAGCCATGACCGACGCCAACGGAGCGGTCGACCTCGTCGACGTTGTCAGGGTGCTACGCCTGGCCGACGCAGGCTGGCCCGAAGACCGAACAGACTTCGACGCCGGGGTGGTGGGATTCGCCGGCTGGAACGGCTACCTCGACCACGACGCCACCCTCACTGAGGCTGGTCGGGATTTCCTGGCCAAGTACGGCTTCCTCTGCCGGGAGGTCTGACGTGACCACCTACGAGCCGACCGAGACCCGCACCTAGTCCACCGTTGAACTCGCCGCCCTGATCGACAAGAAGGTCACGACCAGCTTCGGCGGCGCGGACCACTCCGGCCTGGTCACCGATGCTGGCATCGGCTACTTCGGCCAAGTGTGGATCACCTTCGCAAGTGGTGGCTCTGTCGCCTATAGCCGCGACGAGATTTCGACGACGATCACTGTGGAGGACTGACCGATGACCAGCACCCCCGACCTCAAGGGCTTCGAGACCTACTACGGCCTGCGACTCTCCGACATCGGTGAGGACGGCGACGTAATCATCTTGGGTCATCACTCCGACGAGCCGCTTCGAGTCGTAGCCGCACTCAACCGCCACGCTCGCACTTTCTGGGGTCTCGCCAACCTGATCGACAGACCCGGCGCTGAACTCGATGATCTGGTCGGCGCAATTCACGAGACGCACGCCGTAATCGTCGTCCAATGCGACGACTCGGCCCACGAACCTGACTGCAGTCGGTGCCGTGAGATCGGCGAGGCTGACTGGTGGATCGAGTGGAACCACGCTGGCGACGATCCGAACGCCTTCCCTGTAACGATGTGGAGGCCCTGAATGGCCCGCAAGAAGTGGCGCACCGTCGCCCTCAACGGCACCAACGTCAGCATCTGCCGCTCCTCCCCGTCGCAGCAGCACGCCTACTTCTGGGTGAGTCAGCAGCCAGCGGGGTCCCGTTTCGAAGTCCAGTACGACGAAGGACTCGGTGGCGGCTGGGAGAACTTCGCCACCGTTGTCTCGGTCGGCGACGGCACCACGGATGAGGAATGACGATGAGCGATACCTACGATGCCGAGGCCGACTTCCTCGCAACTGGCTCCGTGGTGTGCGGCGACTGCGGAGCGCGGGTCTGGCCGAAGACCTTGGCGTCACTGCCGGTCCATGGCTGCACACAACGTCAGCGCATGCACCATGACCAGGCCGCGATGCAAGCCCGCGCCGAGCAGGAGTCCGGCCGGTGACCCGCTACCGCCCCCAGCCCGTCCTGGCGCTACTCAACCGCGGCGAGTACCGCGTCATGCCCAACGGCCTGTTCCTGGCCTGCTGCTGGGATTGCGGGGACCTCGTCGAAACCGCCGACCTCGATCCGATCGCCGAGCACGGCTGCAAACCGGCACCCGAGCGCAAGGAGAAACGATGACCGACACCGAAGACCTGGCCAAACTCGCCTATGACGCCTACTGCACGGCCGTGGGTGGCAAGGCGTTCAACGGGGACAGCCTGCCGCAGTTCGAGGGCACGCCCCAGCGCATCCAGGCCGCCTGGATCGTCGCGGTGACCGCCGTCGCAGACCGGGTCCGCGAGGACGAGGGAGTGCAGTGACCGCCGCTGAGATCGTCAAGGGCCGCTGGTACCCGAAGTCCGCCCCAGCCCTCGATGGTGAGACCGCCGAGCAGTACACCGATCGCCTGACCGGCGCGGACGGTACGAACCGTCGGCCGTACGACCATTCCCGCAACCGGCAGTGCTCCATCAACTACCACGACGAGTGCTCGGACCGCAGCAACTCGGGCGAGTGCGGGTGCCCCTGTCATGCGGAACGCCGCGATGCCGAAGAGCTCGCCGCCGCGTGGAACGAGGTAAATCCGGTCGGTCGGTCGGTGTCGCTGCCGGACTGCCCGGAGGAGCCGGATGTTCCAACGACGGGCCTCGCCTATGTCGACGGCGACGGCTGGCCCGTGGTGGAGCTGGACACCTTCACGCGGCCGGTGAAGCTCTCGTGGTTGAAGGCGACGCCGTGACCGCCCCTCGGGCGGCGGACCTGCCGCTGAAGACCCACGTCTACGCCTCGTACGTCGGTGACCTGTGGAAGCGCCCGGACGGCACCGACGAGTGGCCGTGGTGGGGACCTCAGGTCGACTGGATCTCCGACATTGCGGTGCAGGAGTTGTTAGATGACGGCGCTCGGGTGCTGCGGGTCGGCGACGGGAGTGGGCAGTGAGTGACGAGACCCCGGTCAAGGTCGTCGGCATGGGCCCGTTCCCGCTGCCCGGTGAGAAGAGGCGACGGAAGCGTGCCGAGGAGGACGCCCGCCGACTGCTGGACCTCGCTGAAGCCGTCCAGCGGCGCACGCCCGAAAGTGGCACCGACGAGCAATGATCCTTCGACCAACGGCCCCGCCACTCCGGTGCGCGGGGCTTTCTAGTGCCCGCCAAAGAACAGCCGTGTAGTTCCTTGACCAGCACGGATGCCCCCGAGATCCGCGGGTACCGTCGCCCGAATGGAGACGGTCGAGGGCACACTCCAGACACCCGACGGGCAGTGGCGTGTCGAGATCGTCCGCCGCGGCCGGACCCGCTGGTACCGGATCGTGCACGGCGACGACGTCATCGACTGGCTGTCCATCGCCGCGGTGGAGCGGATCCTCGAGGAGGCGGGCGTGGACATGGCCCAGCTGGTCGAGGTCGGTAGCGAGCCTGAGGAGCGTTCCGGCGAGAGCGGGGACGGGGCGGCGTGAAAGCGCCTGTCATTGTTGACCGATGTCCCGCCCGGATCGACCGGCCCGCTGGTTCTGGTCCGGGATCGCCGTCGAGGTCGGCCTGCTCGCTGGGCTGATCCTCTGGCTCATCTGGCATCCCGCCGGACAAGCCACGTAGCCACGATGGCTAACTATCGGCTAGCTACGGCAAAGTTAGCCATCCGTGCGACTCCTGGTAGTCCTAGCCCGCGTCTGGACGGCCCCGCTGGCTCGGGCCTTCAAACACAGGAAAGCGCCTCCGGTCGTAACCTCGGAGGCGCTTTCCTGATCGCAGACCACCCTAAACGACTGTCCCAGCCGCCCGGTTGCGGGCCGACTTCTCGGCGTGCCTGCTCTTCAGGCCTGCGTCCCGGCGCCGCTTGAACGTCTTCCTGATCTCGGCGAGGGCACTGGTGCGCTGCTCGAATGCGCTGGTCCGCGACACGGCGCGCTCGGCGAGCATTGAGGCAATAGCCTCTGAGACCTCGGTACTCATGGATTTGAGTGTGCGCTATCGAATGGCAGCCTGTACAGCGTATAGCGCAAAAGGGGGCCACACCCGATAGGTGCAGCCCTCTTTCTGTTGCGCCTCAGCTCAAGGCTTCCGTCGGCTTACCCGATCCCGAGCATTCGGCCCTGTCGCCTTCCGCCTGATGCGACGGGCAGGGTTCACCCGGTCCGACTCCTACTCTGGCGCCGCACTCGCTGCATTTGCTTCTCGGAGGCATGTTTTCACCGCCTCCGGGATCACATAGTCGGGGAACGGCGGAGTCTCCGGGTCACCCACTGGACCGGATGTGCACGTCACCCTCAGGTACGCGCTGGTGCCGTCAGTACAGCGGATCTCCAGCGCCGCCGGCTTCATCCAGACACCGGCGAACGACACGGTCCGCCAGGCTGTGAACCCGTCCGGCCTAGCCACGTCCAGCAGCTCGATCAGGAACTTGAGGCTGTGCAGTGCCCGGAGTTTCAGCGGCGGCATCTGCTCGGGCAGCGGGTGCGGTTGGGGTGCGGGTTCGCTCGGCGCCGCCGCGAACAGGTACGTCTGGGCGCCCGACCCGTAGGTGATGCGGACGCCGGCCGGTGACTGCCCGCCGGGTTTGAGGTCCCGGCCGTACCGTTCGACCTCGACAATGTCGGGATGTCCGGCCGCGTTGAACAGCCACTCCACTACGTCCAGCACTTGCTTCGTTTCCACGTGCGCCCCCAGTTCGCGTGCCTGCTCAGGCGGCGATTGTAGTGCCGTCAGAGGCTGGCCCACGGCTCCCCCTTCGGCTGCGGGGCCAGGCTGCGGTCTACGAACCTGCCGACGTACGCGATCGCTCCCATCTCGGTCAGCTCCCGCCACGTCCGGTCTGAGCCGTCCTCGAAGTCGCTCCTCACCAACGTCACCATGATCCAGCGCCGGTCGGGGACCTCCTCGGCGATTGCGTACTGGTCGTCCCGGCGGAACATCCACACGGTGTGCGGCAGCCTCACGGCCACGTAGGAACCGTTCTCGGGCTCGTCGATGGTGGTCACATCGCACCGTCCAATTCGAGTAGCCGCTGCGCGATCTGCTCGTCGATGCGGCCCCACGCCAGCGCGGACACCACCGTCCCGTCCGGGAATGGGGCACCGCCGTACACGCCTGCCGTGCTGGCGCTCTGCGGATCGTAGGCGTGCCAGCCGCCACTGTTGGAGCCGTACACCTGCACCGCCTCGTTGTGGGCGTCAGCAAGCGCCTGGGCGGCGGTACCCGGCTCGTTGCGGGTGAGCGACCCCATCAACTTGCCGGTGGGCTCTTCGAGACGTCGGGTGACGTGCCGGCCGGGCGTGCGCTGCAACTTAGGCACGGTCACGAACGGCCTCGTCGGCGACACTCGCGCAGTCGTCCCGGTCTGCCGGGTCGAGCGCCACCGTGCATTCCAGCGCCCGAAACGCGTCGTAGAGCACACGGAATGCCTGCGGGTGTGGGCTTTTCACGCCGTCAGCGTGGACGCTGCCCGAGGGCAGGTCGGCGGCCTTGATGGTGGTCACTCGACCACCTCCGTTTCATCCCTCATGCCGACCCACTCGGCGCCCTGCACAACTCCGGTGCTCGCCGAGCCGACAAATGTTGGCGCCCAGCCGGCCTGGACGAACTGCAGCGCCGCCGGATACGGCATCCAGTCTTTGGCGTACCGGTCACTGCGGTCCGGACCGCTCATCCACACGGCGAGCTCCTCGGCGGTTGCAAACACAGGGCTGATCGGCGAACCCTCCGAGGTTGTCTCCCACTCCTGCCAGCCGTCGCCGGTGGGCGGTTCGGTGCGTTCCCACCCCTCAGCCTCGCCGCGCTGCCCGTCGTACTTCTCGTATGAGCCGTGCCCAGCGCACGCCCCGCACACCTCCGGCATGCCCTCACGCTCGCAGCGGGCACGAATCGCGATATGGCAGTTGATGCTGTCGTGACCCATGCCGTCCAGCGACCAGAGGTTGACCTGCTCCGCGGTGACGGCTGGACTTGGCTCGATCGTCTCCCACCCGTCGCCCTTGGTCCAGGTGCGGGTGAAGTCCCATAGTCGGTCGCCAGCGATCAGCGCGTCCACGTCGTCCTTGTTGAGGTGATGTCCCCACTGTCCGTTAAACAGGTCGGCCAGCCGGGCCGCCTCGCGGACGACCGACGCTTCGCCGGTGCCGTAGAAGCCGGGCGAGTGGGCGATGTTGCGTTCGGCGCGCGCTCGGATGGCCGGCGTGTCGACGGTGTACGGCGTTGAGCCGGTGGTGGCTGGGTCGAAAGGGAGGTGCCCGTACCAGAGATCTTGCAGCATCCGGGCGTGGTCGGAATAGCCGGAGCCGTCACAGTCGGGGCACTGTTCTTCGTCCAGCTCGTCCGGCATGAGGTAGCCCTGCCAAACTTTGTAGAGCGGCCAGTCGAAGTCGGCCGGCACCCTCTTGATCTCACGTCCCATGGTTCTCCTTCGCGGGTTGTCGTTCAGTTTGCTCGTCGGTGATCTGTGTCGTCGTCAGGTTCACACGCGTGGTGCCACACGCCCGGGTCCTCGGATTCGAAGTCCAACCGGGCAGCGTCTGCGCGGGCATCGCCGAGGGTGACATGTTCGGCCACGACCAGGGTGTGGGTGGGATGGACCTGCACGACCGGGTACTTGAAGGCGTTCACTCCTCGGCCTCGCTCACGTCGTCGACCGCCACGTCCTCGAGGAACGGCCGCCGATCGAACGTGGCCTTCAGCAGCCCCGTCTCGACGTCGACACCTAACACCACACCGTCGCCGTACTCGGGGTGCACGACCGCCGGCTTGTCCTTGGAGGCGGTCCAGTCGGCCAACTCCCACAGCAGCACGGCGTCGTGGCGGTGCTGGTCGGCGACCTCCTGGATCCCGTTCGCGGTTTCTCGGGCGGCCTTGTCGAGGTGGGTGTCGGCGTCGGCCAACAGGCGGCGGATCTTGTCGAGGGCGCTCACGACCCCTCCGTGTTGGAGCACCGCAGCACCCGCGTGTCGCCGCTGATGTCGGCCGCGAACCACACGTGATCGGTGATCAGCTGACCGCACAGGTTGCAGCGTTCGTACCGGTAGTGGTCGAAGTTCTGGACGACCCGAACGGGCAGCAAGTAGCCGCTGTCCTCGCCGGTCGCGGCCTGGATGATGTCGGCGGGCAGGGCGGTGAAGTCGGTGGTCTCGACGTGGAAGGCGCTCACGCCGTCACCCGCTCGAAGTTGAAGGCGTGCATCCAGTCGTCCCCGCCGACCCAGTCGTTGTTGATCCGCAGGAACTCCCGGTCGTGACCGTTGCCGCCGCATTCGCCGTCCTCGACGCAATCGCCGAGCTCGAGGACTTCGACGACACCGGAGGGCCCGTCTGTTCTGTCGGCGGTGAACCGGACCCGTTCGCCTACCTGAAACCTGCTCACGGGGTCATCCCTTCGTGCACAGCCCTGATCCGGGTGAACGTGCCGTCCGGGTTCGCGGGCAGGTCGAACAGGTCAAAGGTGGGGCGGGTGCCACCGGCCTGTTCGACCATCGAGATCAGCTCGTCCCAGGGCATGACGCCGAGGTCTTTCTGATCGCGGGTCTCGAACAGCTCGTCGGAGACGACGGTGAAGGACCGGGCGCGGCAGTTGCCCTCACGAGGGCCGCCGAGGCTGCGGGTCATGCCGGCTTCTCCGAGCAGTCGATGATCGTGTTGTTGACCAGTACCCGCCAGGTATGCAGATTCAGTGGCCGTGCGCGGCGGACGCATGCCTCCAGCGGGGCGTGGGTGAAGTCGAGGCTCACCTTGTCGGCGTGCGCCCACCCTGCGGGGGTGTCGGCGCCGGGCTGACGGAAGAGGACGAAGGTCATGCCGGCGCTCACCGGGTCACCCACAGGATGGCCCCGCGGCCGTCGTTGCGGTGATGCTGCTCGATGCGCTCCAAGTTATGCAGTTCGAGCAGCAGGTCGATGGCCTCGAGGTTGTCGATGCCGAACTCGGCGGCGACGTCGGTCGAGTGGATCGGGGTGTCCTGACGCTTGATGAAGGCCAGAACGTCATCGTGGCTGGGCAATTGAGTCTCCTCAGGTGTGGTGGGTTGGGCCGCCGCTGCACGCTCAGGTGGCGGCGGGCCTCGGGAAAGGTCAGGGAGTGAGAGTCAGGTCGGTGCCGTAGGGCCACCAGAACGAGCTGTTGCCGCCGCGTTCGTCGCCGTGCCGCTCGTACCAGCAGTCGCCCCACACGCCGTCGCGGAGTTCGTCGACACAGTGAGTGGCTTCGGCGCCATGCCGGATCGCGGAGATCTGGACGGCCCGGACGCCGTTGATGACGACTCGAGTACCGGCGAACTGGGCGAGGTTGGTGGTGGGCTCGATCTTCATGCCGGAATCTGCGCGATCGCGTCTGGCTGGCGACTGTCTGGCTCGTCCGATCGGGCGAGCCAGACGTGCACTTCGTCGGCGTAGGCAGGGTTGGTCCGGGCGGCGAGCCGGTCGGCGTAGTCCTGCGGGGTTCGCCTCGTGTTGTCGAATCCGGTGTACAAGACGTGCCCGGCACGTAGGTAGACGAACGTTACGAGGCTCATGCCGCTGCCTCCGTGCTCGCGGCGACCTCAAGGCCCGCCGCGTTGAGGGTGACCGACTGGATGATCTGCCGGCCGGGCACGTACGTCGCGGTGCCGTAGTTCTTGTCGGCGATGGCGCGCAGGGTCAGCCAGGAGATCCCGTTGCCTGCGTGCACGATCACGTCCCGGTGCAGCTGGATGGCGCGGATCTGTGCGGGGTCGAGGGGCTTGAGGAACACCCGGGTCTTGGTGTTGCGGACGGTGCGGCCCTCCCGGGCGGGTGTGGCCTGCTGGGCGGCCTGCACGACCTGATTGCGGACTCCTGCCCGCCACTGGGCGTAGGACTCGGGGGACTCGGCCAGCACCTCGTCGCGGAGCTGCACGACCTGGTTGTGGACCTCGGTCTCGGCGGCCAGGTAGGCGGTGCCGTCGGTGTTCAGGTCCGCCTTGACCTGCTCCACGTCGATCTCGGCCATCGCCGCGTCGAGGATCTGGGCGATCTCGGCGAACATCGCGTTGCCCTGGTGGCGGTAGGCGTCCTCGACGTTTACGGCGCGTTCCCCGGCGAGCAGCCGGGTGCGGATGGCGGTGCACTCGGCGCGGGCCAGCAGTTCGTCGGTGTGTCCGGCGGACAGGTTGTCGAAGGTGTGGCTGCCGGCGTAGACGCGGCGGGTGAAGCCGCCTTCGACGGTGCGTTGCAGGCGGATGGTGACGTTGCCGATGGTGGCCTCGATGTAGCCGTCGGGCTGGGACAAGTCGTAGTTGTTCAAGTCGGGGTACCTCCCGATCGGGGCTCCGGTCTGCGTTGGCGCGCTTCCCGATGCCGCGTTTCCTATGCCAACGACACTAGTCCTCCCGACCTTGCATGTCAAGGATCCATGGCATAGGATCGTAGGCAGACGATCCGAGGCATTATTGCCTCGGCCTAGGACAACTCAGATCATGGGGAGGTGAGCAAACTGAACGAGATCATCGATGCGTGGAACGCCATCGACGAAGCCGAGCGTCACTACCGCGAGATCCTGCGGAAATACCTGGCCAGCGGCGATGTCCAGCAGGTCGACGTGGCCCGCGAACTCGGACGCACCCGAGAGATGATCCGCCGCGACGCCATGACTGAGGAGCAACGCGAGGAGATCCGCAAGGCGGACGCCGAGCGCAAGCGCCAACTGCGTGGACCCAAGTCAACGGGGGTGAAAACGCCCCGAAACTAGTCGGGGCCGGAGGCGCGCCAACGCCTGAACCCGGCCCCTACGGAGAGGTACCTCCGCGTGCAGCACTGTAGCTACATCTTCGCCTCGTACGTCAGTGCGATCTTGCCGTTTCGTGCGGTGAGCGCCTGATGGCGTCGAAGCGCGCGGTTTCCGACCAGCAGGCCATTGACCAGCGGCTTGGCGGCGTCCTGGACGCGGAAGGCATCGACAATCCCGACACGATCATCGGCTGGGAGCGGATCGCTCTGGGCCAACTACTGCTCTCGGACGATGCCGAAAGCCTGCTCGACCGGCTCCGCCCCGAGGAGTTCCTGACGGTTCCCCACGAGCACATCTACGCCACCCTGATGGCGCACGCCGACAAGCGGATCGATCAGCTCGCCACGCTCCGCGACCTCATGGGCGTGCGGCAGGTCACCGCAGTCATGGACCCCGCCAGTTACCTCACCAGCTGCCAACAGAAGGCGGCCCTGGCCGTCGGCGACTACAGCTGGTACGCCTCCCGGATCAAGGAAGCGGCCGAACTGCGGAACGCCCACAAGACGGTTGAGCGTGCGCAGCAGGCCTTGAAGTCACGGAACATGGACACCGTCCGCCGGGTCTTCGAAGAGGGCGCGGCAGGTGCTGGAGACGTCACTGACAATGGGCCAGCGGTCCGGTTGACATCGGCGAACTCGTTCACCATGAAGGGCACGAAGTGGCTGCAGAAAGGCCGCATCCCCGCCGGGATGATGACAATCCTGGCTGGTCGCGAGGGCATCGGGAAGTCGACCGTCTCCCTCGACATCGCCGCCCATATCACTCGGGGCACCCTGGAAGGCAGGTACTACGGCAAGCCCCAGAACGTGATCCTGTGCGCCACCGAGGACTCGTGGGAACACACGATCATCCCGAGGTTGAGGGCGGTAGGGGCCGACCTGAGCCGGGTCTTCCACATCGCGGTCCAGGACGAGACCGGCGGCTTCCGGGCCATCACCGCCCCCGGTGACATCCGGGCGATCGAGAAGGCCATCCAGCAGTCACAGCCGGCGCTCATGCTGATCGACCCCATCATGGCGGTCATTGACGGGAAGATCGACACTCACGTCCAGCAGCAGGTGCAGCAAGGTCTTGAGCCGCTGACCAAGATGTGCGAGCGCACGATGATGGCTGCGCTCGGTCTGATCCACGTGAACAAGTCGACTACCACGGACGCGCTGAACAGCGTGATGGGTTCGAAGGCGTTCACGAGCCTGCCCCGCTCGGTGCTGTACTGCATCGCCGATCCGGGCGAAGACGGCCAGTTCCTGCTCACCCACGAGAAGTGCAACGTCGGACCCAAGCAGAACTCGCTGACCTACCGGCTGTCCTCGGTGCGCCTTGATCTAGATCCGAGTGAGGTCGACGACGGTGACGAAGCCTTCATCACCACGTCGCGGGTCGTGTGGGGTGGCGAGGATGAGCGTAAGGCCGGTGACGTGCTGGCCGAGGCGGCAGCGGACAAGTCCCACGGCCGGCTGCGCAAGGACATCAAGGACTACCTCGACGGCCAGAAGGGCTGCGTCTCCGCTGCGGACATCGTGGCCGAGCTCGAAGACTTGGACGTGACCCGCGCGAACATCGACCAGACGTTGAAACGGATGGTCAAGGCAGGCGAGGCGTCCAAGCCGATGCGGGGCTACTACCAGTCCGCCAAGTTGAGCCCGGTGCAGTCGTGATCCGACACCCTGCCCAGCCCTGTCAGATGTCAGATCAGTCAGAAACGGTGACGGAATGTAGCTCGCAGTCACTCAGAGTCAGTCTTTCTGACTTAACTGACTCTTCTATTCGAAATCAGTCTCCAGAGCGCATGTCAGATCGGGTGTCAGAAGTTCTGACACCCCGTAGGGAAGAAGGAGATCCACGTGAGCACGACCGCCGACAGCACCAAACACCTACGCGCCCTGTGGCGCGGCGAGAAGCCCTGGCACTGGGCCGCGCTCTATACCGGCCACGTCCAGCCGCTCGGCTCTCGCAACCACGTGAAGCACCGGGGATTCCCGATGCGCTTCTGGCAGATCCATGTCACCCCGGTCCACATCGAGCGCGACGGCTCAAGGTGGGAAATCGGACTCTGCTTCGGCAGGCGCACCATCTTTGTGAAGGTGCACCGATGAGCCACATCGACCGCCAAGGCGGTGCGGGCCTGTCCAACGCCTGTCGCGCCTGCAACGCCGACCCGATCTGGACAATCTCTCGCATCGGTGACATGGCTACCTCCTGGGCGTGCAACGACGATCTCGCCGCCGTGTGCGAGTGGCTGCAACGCGACTTCGAAGTGACACAACTGCGGGTCCGGCTGACCGCGAAGTCGATCGAGTGGAACCAGATGAACCATGCGCTGAACCGAATCGCAGACGGCAGCGACCTCGATACGCCCTGACCTTGAAAGGACCACCGATGACCACCAGCATCCCGACCATCCTGAACGGCTTGCCCATCCACTGGCAGGGCGTCGACGACACCACCCCGCCCGGCTGCACCCTCCTCATTACTGAGGTTGTAGGGCTACCCACCGCCTACGTGCTCCGCGCCGGAGAGGTGATCGGCCGGGTCGAGACAAGCAGGAACGACTTCCATGGCTACGTCGGCGGCGGGCTGAAGGGGGGCCGCTACGTCGGTCGGGGCGACTTCACCAAGCTCACCGAGACGATCGCTGCCAGCTGATCACCAACCCCGCTTGACCCCGAAGGAGCCCCACATGTTCGGTTCGTTCCTGAACAATTGCCACACCGCCACCCCCGACGTCTGCCGCGAACTGCACGAGGCGACCGGCTGGGACGGCACCCACCTGAAGTGGAACATCGGCGTCCGCCGGGCTTTCGTCGTGTCCGGCTACAGCCGCGGCAACGCACGCCACGCCCGCAACGGCGAACCCGAGGACTACTGCGAACTGTCCGAGACCACTGACACGGTCGGCGGAGGCATCGTCGAGGTGGTCTCGATCCCTGCCTACGACCTGGGCTACCTGATGCGTAGGGCCCCGTTGCCGATCTCGCTGACCGAACTACGGACGGAACGTGGGTCGCTGGGACATCCGTCAGCTCGGCAGTTGTCTCGGTGGCCGACGCGAAGCCTGAGGATGCCGTGGCCCGCTGCCTGATCGCCATCGGCACAGCAGTCACGGCCTGATCACCAACCCGCGCTGACCTTGAAGGAGACCCCCATGACCATCACCGACGACGTCGACTACTTCACCACCCCCGGCCATGACCGCGACGTCGCCCACGCGATCCTCGCCCAGTCCCGGCACCGCACCGACCCGATCGACGACATCCAGGTCCGGCACCTGCTGCAGATCGGCTACACGGCCGGCCGGGCTGTCACCGCCGAGGACGCCGCGTTCGAGCGCACCGACGCGAGGATGGGTCGCTGGGCGATGCTCTGCTACGGCGTGGCGGCGGGTGCCGCGCTCACCGGCCTGATGACCTGGATTTTCCGCTGACCTTGAGGGGAACGTCATGACCACACCCAGCATCGACACGCTCATGCGGTGGATCGCGCACTACGCCGAGGACACCGCCACCCTCCACAAGTACGAGACCGCCCTGTACCGCGACGACGAGCAAGCAGCGCGGTGGCGTAAGACCGTGGACCGGCGCCACGACGAAGTTGGGGCCGCAATAGTGGCCTTGACCGCCGCCGATCCGGGCCTGCACATGCGGCTCGCCGACACCATCCAACGCGAGATCGAGGACAACACGACCGCGGACGGGCGTCTCGCGCAGGCCGAATTCCTCGCCGAGCAGATCGCCCACGCCTTGTGCGCCGAGGTGCCCGAGATCGCGCGGGCCGTGCGGTGAGCGACGACATCACCCTGATCCATCGCGATCTGCGCCCCGGCATGACCATCGAGTGGTGTGAAGAACCCTGGTACCTCGACGTGACCGCGGTAAGCGACCCGGACGGCGAAGGTATGTGCACCATCGACACCGTGCAGGGCCGGTTCGTGGCCTGCGCTGGCGACGTGTTCACCGAGATCACGTCTGAGTTGGCCGACCTGATCGGCTCGATCGTTCTGGATGAAGGCGAGAGGTTGCGATGACCGACAACATGACCTGCCCACGCTGCGGCCGTGACTGCTGGCGCGACTCAGCCGACGTCGGTGTCGGCGTCGTCCACGGCCCGTGGGGCTGCTACTGCGGCTGGTCGGAGTCCGCCGAGTACGACCTGACGGACGGCCCGAAGCTGACCGCCGAGGGCTACGAGCTGGACCAGTGGGGCGGGCTGACCCCGCCGCAGATTCTTGAGAGCGAGACCCGGCGATGACTACTGATCCGCACACCATGACGCTGATTGAGCTGATCGATGCCTATGGCATCGAGTGCAACTACGGCGGCTCGGGCGCGTCGTCGGACGACTCCGACGCCTACCTGGACGAGATCAAGCGGCGACTCGACGGGATCGAACGACGGCTCGACGAGTACCGAGGTGCGAAGGTTCTCCGGGAGGGCGTCCGGGCCGAAATCGAAGGAAACTCCATGGAGGAGGTCCTGTGAGCCTGATTGACCGCGACGACGACGGTGAAGCCCGCTACGAGCAGCAGGCCCGGGATGACCTACCGCCCGAACCCTGCCCGGACTGTCAGTGCTGCACCAAGGTCGACTGCTGGGCAGACTGCCCGGGGTCCGGTAGCGGCTGCCCGTGCGCGAAGGATGAGCGGTGAGCGCGCTGACCCGCACCAAGACGGGCGAGAGCCGCCCCGTCTACACCGTGGATGGCCCGTCCGGCGCGCTCAGCTTCGAGGCGGCCTTCGCGCAACTCTCCGCCGATGGCGACCTACCGCCCTGGGTGGTCGCCTACGACTACGCGGCAGATTGCCGCGACTCCCTGGCCGAGGACGGCGAGGAGGGGCTGTGGGCGTGCATGGAGATGCTGTACCGCCGGGCGGAGGCTCCGCGGTGACCACCCTCCCCACCTCCGACCACGCTTCCCTCACCGCCTGGATGCGTTCCCACGACCTCGGCCACGGCGCGGGTGTGGGTGCGGTCCTGTCCGCCTACCGCCACAACCTGACGACCCTGCTCGAGCAGGCCGCTGCTGGACGCCGCGAGTACGCCGTGAACGCCCCGGACGATCAGCGTGCGGTGCTGGAGCAGCAGGCATCCGACCTGGACGGTGTGGCCCGGCTGGTCGACGGGGACGTGGGGCGATGACCGCGTGGCTGCCGTCGTGGCGCAGGACCGACGAGATGACCGAGGGGATCCGATGATGGCCGAGATTAAGACTGAGATCAACTACGCGCTACTGACTCGCCTCGCCGAGAAGCCACACCCGCTGCTGAACATCGCCGCCGACTTCGAGAAGCAACTCCGTGAGACCCCCTCGGCGTGGCTCGGCGAGGTGTTCACCCAGGCCCGCACCGCTCACCACCTGCTCGACCTTGCCGGCATTCCGCAACGCCTCGACGACCGGGTGTACGCCAGCGACCTCGACGCCCGCACCTGGCAAGCCGTCATCCTGATCGGTCAGCTCGCGGACCGCCTCGACCGGATCGCCTCTTGGCACGCACGTGAGACCGCCGAGGGCGGCATGGCGGGCGACTTCTGCATCGAGTGCGGCGACCGCTGGCCGTGCGAGACCCGACGGATGGCGGATGGCACACACGAAGACCTCACCGAGGAGCAGGGCCGATGACCGACGACCTCAGCCAGGCCAACCGCCGCGGCCTCGCGTTCGACTTCGCCCGGGCCCTGCGCAACCCCGAGGTACGCGAACGTCTCCGCCTGCTCGGCTTCGATGGCGAGAAGGGCGACGTCGCCATGACGTGGTTCGAGGACGAGTCGTACCTGGAGGCGTGCGACCGAGCCCCGACCGACTGCCGACGGGTGCTGCTGGTGGCGCCGGACGAGTCCCTGCTGTCGGGCTGGTCGATGTGCTGGGCGGAGGAACGGCCGTGACTACCGACCTGTTCGCCGTGATCGAGGAAAGTGACCCTGGACTCGACGGCACCACAACGCAGCTCTTCGACGACAAGGGCGCTGCCATCGGGTCGGCCGAGCGGCACAACCGAGACGCCGAGTCGGCGGGCGTTCCGGTCATCTTCCGGGTGTTCGCCTTGACCGAGGTGGGGACTGACCGGCAGTCATCGACCGACGACTACAACCGCTACGAGTACGAGGGATGCGACTGCTGCTCGTGCTGCTCCCGGCTGGGCTGCATCCGCGGCGAGCGTTCGGAGTGCCCACGTGACTCGAACGGCGAGAGTCTCTGCCCCTGCACGGAGACGTCATGACCCGCCTACGCCCTCTGAGAGCCCCGCTGCCGCCCTCCCCGTCCACAGCCGAGGTCTGCGCCGACTTCGAGCCCGCACGGCTGGAGCAGGCCCGTCACCTGGCCGGGATGAGCCGTGGCGACCTGGGCCACCGGATCGGTGTCACACCGCTGCAGGTCGTCCACTGGGAGTGCGGCGTCAACGTCCCGAAGCCGTACGAGTTGGAGAAGATCGCCGAGACCACCGGGCACCTGGTCGCGTTCTTCAAGCGGGGCCGGCCGATGCTGCGGATCACCGAGGCCGACTGCCACTTCCGACCGTGTGCGTACGGACGATGACCCACCACGAAGGAGAATCCGATGGGATGGACGCAAGAGGTCCTGACAGTACGAGCGAGCCTGTCGAACCATAACAGCGAGCAGGACACGCTGGATGAGACGGCGTGGCACAAGTTCGCCCGGGCTGTCCGCGACCTCGCCGAGCAGTCCGAGGTCGCCGGGCTGAACCTCAACGTGATTGGCGGAGAGGAGGACTGGTGACCACCAAGCAAGTCGCGACAACGGCGGGACAGCGAGTTTGGTGCCGCACGGCATACGACACATGGTGGGAGACCACGGCGGCCGGGCCGGTGACCTACAGCATCGGCCGCCACCCGTGGCTGGCCGTGCCCGTTCTGGGCTGGGACCGGGACGTTCTCGAGCACCCAGTGAACTGGCCGGCCGAGGACGTCATGACCGAAAGACCCGAGGGTGCCCGGTGACCACTCCACTCCCAGACTGGTTCGACGACAACCAGACCGAGCGGCTACTGCGGGAGAAGTACGAGCCGTTGCTGTCGGCTGACGACTACGCGCGGCTGCGAGAGAAGTGCGGCCTGGGCGCGGTCATCGACGGGGAGGCGTCCGACGAACCGTTCCCGTCCGCGTTCACCGTCACCGAGCGGACCGGTCCGCCGCCGGTCGTCGAGGCACGGCTCAACCGGGAGAGGCCAACACGGTGACCGGCATGAGTGAGATCGACAGGTTCATTGCGGCCGTCGTCGGCCGGGAGTACGCCGTCATCGAGCAGGCCTTGGAGCGTGCACTCACGGGCGGCGAGCACGGCGTCAAAGTCGTCCGTCGCGGCGGCAGGCTCGTTTCGGCCGAGCCCGACCCGGAAGTCCCGTACGGAACGATTCACGAGCACCAACTGCCGGACAGCGCCCGATGAGCGCTGGCGTTGAGTTAGCCAAGGAGATCCGATGACTAATCCTGAAACGCTGACGGAGCACGCGATCCTGATGTCCGGACCAGCAGCGTTTCGGCGGGAAGGTGTACCGCCGGACCGTGATCGTGGTCGAGGACTGGCAGGAGGTGGAACGGTGACCGATCTACCCGAGCCGTGGCAGCTGTACCCGATGCCGGCGGAACAGGTCCGTAAGATCCAGGCGCACGTCGCCGCCCAGGTGGAGCACCAGTCCGCCGGGCGGGCCGCTGACGTGGCCGGTGCGCTCGCCAGCCTCGTCCGGGCCACCGACCCCACCGATCCGCGCTACGACGCGCTCAGGGAGGCGTACGGGGTGGCGTTGGAGACTGCCGGGCTCGTGCCCGGGGATGGCCGTTGGACCTGCAGGAAATGCGGAGGGCGTCTCAGCTCGTGCGTGGCCTGCGGCGACCCTGCTCATTGTGGCGATGTCTACTGCGACACACACGACGAGACGACGGCGAATGCAACGTGATCGACGCCCGGTCGCTGGGCCTCATCCGTCGCTTCCCTATCCGGCACGGACGCGACTACCCGCATTCGATCGCCCGGCACCGCATCGACAGCCAGCCGTGCCAATGCCACACACTGCACAACCATTGCTACGCCGTCGTGTGCCCGTGCCCGCGACATGAGGGAGAGATCAACTGATGATGGATGACCTGATCGCTTTCCTGCGCGCCCAACTGGACGCCCGCGAGCGGGAGCTGGACGAGGACTACGAGGTCGCTCGGCTGGTGCTGGGCGTCAACGCTATGGCCGATGTCATCAACGGCGAGCCTGCACCTCGATGGGTCCGGCCGGAGGGCACTTCCGAGATCTGGGACACCAAGGGAATTCCCATCGTCAAGCACACCTGGGCGCGCGAAAGCGATCACATCATCCGTTGGGATCCGGCCCGCGTGCTGGCCAAGGTAGCCACCGAGCGGGCCGAGGTGGACGCCAAGCGGCGGATCCTGGACGAGGTGGGCAAGGAGCGCGATCAACTGGAACGCTCCGGATACCGGCCGACCGATGTCTCGCCAGCCCTTGCGCGGCTCCACCGCGTGGCTCGATTTCTCGCCCTGCCGTACGCCGACAAGCTCGGCTACCAGGAGGATTGGCGTCCGAGGTGATCAACCCCGAGGACTTCGAACCCGACCTGGACGACCTGCCCCGCTCCGAACTGCGGGAAGGCTCGCTCGGTGACATGCCGGGCGACGTCGCGGATGTGCTCGACGGGTGGCTGGCCGAGCAGCACGGCGTGTTCTCCAGCCACCATGGGGTCGGCTCGTTCCTGGACGGACTGGCCGCGGTCGGGTATCGGGTGACACGGATCCCCTCGAGCGACTTCGTGTTGCCGGCGCCGACTGAATGAGCGATGTGCCCCACCGTGCGCGACGGGACAATGACCGGATGCCCCTCCACCGCGTCGCCCTCGTCGCTGCCGCTCTTGTGCTGCTGGCCGGCTGTTCCAAGCCGAACCGGGCCGCCGACTACGAGGAGCCCGTCGTGCAGCCTGTTGTCACGGCGTCGCAGGTGGACCTTCCCTCCGCGGTCCCGTCAGCCACACCGACGACTGCCCCGACCACGGCGACACCCAAGCCCAAACCGAAGGCAACTCCGAAGCCGAAGCCGAGGGCGACGAGGACGGCCGGCCCGGAACCTGCATCCGCGTTCTACGCCAACTGCACGGCGGTGCGTGCTGCGGGTGCCGCCCCGATCCACCGCGGCGATCCGGGCTACTCCCGCAAGCTGGACCGCGACGGTGACGGCGTGGCCTGCGAATAAGCACGCTCGCCTACAACGGCCGGGATGTGTGCGGACGCGTGCACATCGTTGCTCAGTCGGTCTTGGGCGGCCGGCCCCGTTTGGACGCCGGTTTGTACGGCTCCAACTGCTTCAGAAACGTCTTCGGCCGCTTGGCCAGCAGGACGAGACAGGCCACGAGCACGTCGTTGAGCGTCCATCCCTCGGCCTCGTCGAGCACCTTGCGGGCCGCGTCCTTCACCTCGGCGGGTGGCCGGAACGTTGCCTTGTCGGTTCGGTGCATGTCGGCCACCTGATCAGTCTGTCATCTGGGCACCCCAATTCACCGGTTCGGTAACCCGATCAAGGGCCTCGGCTTGGTAGACTGGGCTGAAACTGGACCCCCCACAAAAGGAGTTTGCATGCCTTCCATGAGCGCAGCTACCGCCGCGGAGTTGTACGCAGACGGCGAAGGTGCCGACGGCGAGACGGCGGGTGGTTGGACCCTCGTCGGCGATATCGAGTCGCACGCCCACTACTCGCGGCAGTCCCGCTGGCACGACCGCTACTGGCTCGTCGCTCGCAACGCCGAAGGTGAGACGTTCGGACTGGAGTACGGGATTGGCTTGACCGAAAACCAGGAGGATGACCTGCCCTGGGATCGCGTTCCTGGCGACCGCGAGCGGCAGCTGACCCGCCTCTACCCGCACACGGTCACCCGGGTCGAGTACCACACGACTCCGGCCAGAGAGGGTGCCTGATGGCCTACAGCAACTGGGGCGCGTTCGTCCACAAGGACGGCGTCCGGCGCACCGACCGGGAAGACGTGGCCGTCTTCAACGACGACGAGAAGGACTCCCCGAGCGGGTCGCGGATCTACCTGAACATCCTCAAGAACCGCGAGAAGTATCCCGACGGCAACCCGCCGTGGCACGAGAGCTCCCAGCACGCCGTCCTCGGCGACGGCCCGATCCGGCTGGTCGGCTACAAGAACTACGCGAGCCTCTACGAGCTGACCGACGACGGCGAAGTCGTCGACGTGGACCTCGCCCCGCTCAAGACCGGCGAGGACGACGACGGCTACGAGCAGCCGATCCACGAGGGCAAGTACAGGGGGCGTCACGTTCAAGGCCGTCCCGTCCAACGGCAACATGATCGACCTGGAGCTGACCGAGGCTGACGGCGCATCGTGGGAGGCCCGCTGCGGCATGTCCTACGGCGCCGGCCACATGAACTGACCGTGCCCGACAATCGCGGGACCAGCAACCGCTGCGGCGTGCGCCGCCTGCGGGAGGAACGCCCCGACCTGCACCAGCGTGTCGTCGCAGGCGAGATCTCCGCCCACGCCGCAGCGGTCGAGGCCGGGATCCGTCCACCGCGGTTCACGATCACCGGACAGGATCCTGAAGCCATTGCCAACACGATCCGGCACCACCTCCCGGACGAGGTCATCCAGGATCTCGTTCAACTGCTCACCGAACCGAAGGAGACCGCATGACCACCACCCTTGACGACCTGCACGACTGGAACGTCACCTTCACCATGTCCGCCGGAACCCAGCGGCGCACCTTCACTATGACCATCCCTGCAGCCAACGAGGACGGCGCGACAAGCACCGCATTCGATCTGGCATACGCGATCAACGAAGGTTCCGGGTTCGTGTGGAAGATCGGCAGCACGGACAAGGTCGAGGAGGCAGCATGAGCAGCGACGGCAGGTTCCTGGTCTGGTCGAACCAGCACGCCATGTGGTGGCGGCCCGGCAAGTCCGGCTACACCCAGGTCATCGAGGAGGCGGGCCGGTACCTGCGGGCCGAGGCTGAGAAGATCGTCGCGCCGGCCACCTGCGACGGACTGCTGCGCCACGAGCGGACCGACCCGGTGACGGGTGCGGCGTACGTGTCGTTCGACGAGGTGCTGGTGCTGGCTCCGGAGTCGACGGTGGCCACGGCATGAGCACCGTGACGATCAACTGGCTGGACGATGAGGTCGTGTCCATCGAGGTCGACGGCACCGAGGTCGCGTCGGCCAGTCACGACGAGCAGGGCTGGTCCGGGATGCAGGCGGTCATCGACACCGCCACCAACCTGGCCAAGGCGCTCGGTGCTGAAGTCCGCACGGAAGGGACACCGAACCTGTGAGCATCACCGTCTACGGCGCGTCCGACGACCTGATCGAGGTCGACGGCGACATCAGCGAAGAGTTCTACTACGCCGGCCTCGGCAAGGGCGGCGACTACGGCGGTGACCTGATCGCGTTCTCCGATGGCACCATCCTGCGGGTCCGCATCGACGCCAGCGGGGTTTGGCGGATCACCCCGGTCGTGCAGGGTTCGGCGACCACGACCATCGACGTGGCCCCGGAGGACGACGAGGTCGACTACAGCGACCGGGCGACCGTGTCGGGTGCGGCGTGGGTGGTCCACGGGATCGGCTGGGCGAAGTGATGACCGACATCAACCCTGAGACCGCCCGTCAGATCCTCGACCTGCCGCTACCTGCCGACAACGACGCCGACGCGGCGACCATCCGCGACTACCTGATCAAGTTGCTGTCCGAGCTGTGGCGCGAAGAGGCGGGCTTCAACAGCAAGCTCCCCTTCGGCAACTCCGGCTGGCAGTACGACATCTACGTCCCGCTCATCCGGGCGGGCCTGATCGCAGGCATCCTCGACGAGTACGACGACGTCAGCGACGACTTCGAATATCGAGACGCCGACAAGGTGATCCTTGCCGCGATCGCCGAGTTGGGAAGGGTCGCCTGATGGGGTACATCACCCGCTTCGACGGCGAACTCGTCATCGATCCGCCGCTCACCTGGACCGAGATCCGGGACAGCGAATTCTCGCCGGATCGGTTCGAGACCAACCGGCTGGATGTGAAGATCCGGGTTGAGGAGGTGGCCGTGGACACCGATGAGGGTCAGGTGATCCGCCGGTCCGGAGTCGCGCTCATCCCGGCGTACGAGGACGAGATGCGCGGCTACGACATCGTCGAGCACGTCCAACGGTTCATCGACACCTACAGCCCGGCACACTCGCTGACTGGCCGGTTCGACTGTGAGGGCGAGGAGACCGGTGACCTCTGGCGGCTCGAGGTTCACGACGGCCGTGCGATTAGGGTCCGGCCGCGGATCGTCTGGCCGGACGGCAGCGAGGAGGTCGTGCGATGAAGGTCACCGTCGACCATGCAGTCCTGCTGGAACTGGTCGCGTTCGTCGACCAGGAACATGAGACGAGCGTCGACACCTGCCACCCGCAGCCCGGCATCGACTGCGCCGCGCATTGCGGGGCGTGCAAGCTGCTCGCCCAGTTGCCGCCGCACATGCTGATGGGCGCCCGGGTGCTACTGAACGGAAGGGGTGTTGAGCGTGACTGACGATGGGGTGAAAGGAAGCGCGTCACGACCCCACACCGAAGTCCTGTCGTGGGACTGGCGCGAACAGCCCAACCTCGACAGACTCGCCCGGATCATCACCGACCTGTCCGGCGGCACCGTCCACCTGGCGCAGGTCGACACCGGCTCCGACGAGTACGCGATCGTCCTGTCCGACGTGCCGCTGAGCAAGGTGGAGGCGGCCGAGGTGTACGACAAGCGATGGGAGGGCGAGCAGTGATCACCGAGTACACGATCTGCGCCCTGCCCGAGGACAACGTCAGCTTCTGGGACTACGCCGTCAAGGTCGCCTACCGTGGCGACGGGCTGTGGGCGGTCCTCAAGAGGGGCTACTGCCTCGGCACGGACGGCGAATGGGATTACGAGCCGTCCCCGTCCGGGCGTGACGACGACTGGCTGAGTGGGCATCGCTTCGACGAGGCAACAGCACTGGCGCTGGCCGAGAGGGAAGCGCCAAGGGTGACCGTCAACGGGTTCAGTGTCGCCGACGCGCTGCTCTCCGGTGACGACTGAGAGATCGTTCAGCGACCGCTTGACTGCCGTCCGTCAAGCCACATTGAGAGATCATCAACGATCCGCATCGGCTGCGGAGACGCACTTCATCGCATCGGCGCCGACCATCCAACCTGATCGGGGGACCTTCGGGCCGTAACGCGCAACTCGTCACGACGTTGGGCGAAGCAGGATACGCCCGACACGGGGTGCGAAAGACCACATCTGGCCCCGGACCCAGGCCTGTAGCGCCAACGAGGGAGCCCAGGATGATCGACGGTGACAGTCACTACCCGCAACTCCCGGACCCGGCCGCAGCCATGCAGACACTGGTCGAGCGGGCACTGGATCACGACGGCTCCGTCCGCGACGCGGAAGCCCTGAAGATCCTCGCCGACCCCATCCGAGGCGATGCCTACCTCGTCGCGGCCGGTAGTTCACCCGCCTGCCTGCGGGCGTGGCGTGTCGCAGACGAAAAGCAACCGTCGAGGTTGTAGCGGAGGTGGGATACCCGGCTATCGGGGTATCCCGGTGGGCGAGTATCCGGGTATCCCTAAGGTCGGCTGATGATCTTCCCGCAGCCCGGGCCGGCTGTTTACGCCCAGATCGCGGCCCGGTTGCGGGACGACATCCTCGCCGGCCGGCTCCAGCCCGGCCAACGGCTGCCCTCCGAGGCGACTCTGCAGCAGCGGTACGGGGTCGCGCGGCTGACCGCGCGTCGGGCGGTGGCCGTGCTGCGGGCCGAGGGGCTGGTTGTCGTACACAGCGGGCATGGTGTCTTCGTGAGAGAACATGCTGAGGTGCAGGATCTGATCCCCGAGCCGGGGACGACCGTGACCGCGAGGATGCCCACAGCCGAGGAACGCGCCGTGCACGGCATCGACGACGGGGTGCCCGTCTTCCAGGTGATCGCCCCGGACGGTGCCGGGATCTACCCGGCGGACCGGTGGCAACTGCGCTGGCCGGACTCCGGAGCGTGAGTCGCAGGTGAGTCGGGACACTGTGATGCGGAGGGAACCGGATATAATCGGAGGTAACGTTTTTGCAGCTCACGGGGGTACGGGCGACATCGTCGCAGGTCAGCTGGCCCCTATCCCATCCTTGACACGGAAGAGGTCACTGGTTCGATCCCAGTATCGCCCACCAGCTAGAACGTCCCGGAAATGGGATCTTGGCCAGAGATCATGAGTCAGGCATGAGTCAGACCCTACGAGCACAAGAAACGGCCTCCCGATCGGGAGGCCGTTTCTTGTGTTCCATAGATCTATCCACAGATCAGGGGCTCAGCCGCTGAATCGCATCTGCGTGGCGTCAGCGGGTGGCTCCTGCGCGGGCCGGGCAGTCTCGCGCGCCGCCGCAACCAAACCCAGGGCATCCTCGGCATCGACACCCCCGTCGAGAGCGACGCGGAACACGGAAGCCTCGGCACGGGTTTCGAAGGTCAGCCGATGGCGGGTCCCGTCGCCGTCCCGCCAGACAACGTCGTAACTGCGGTCGAAAGCCTCGATGTACGACACAAGATCTCCTTAGGTGTGATCGACTGCGGCTGTCGTCCGGGGATGGCCTATCCGCGGCGGGCCTTGCGCAGCGCCTCCCGCGCCCGGTCGAACCGTTTCTCCCCGGAGTGGATGTACCGCTGCGCCGAACGCATGTCCTCGTGCCCCATCAACGCCATGACATCGTGCACCTCCACCCCGCCGTCTGCCAGCCGGGACCCGTAGGTGTGCCTCAAGTCGTGCGGGGTCGGCAGCGGCAGGTCCAGCAGCGGTTCCCAAAGCGCCTTACCGTCGTCACCCTTGGTCCGCTTACCGGCGCCGTCCACGATCGGCACCCGCACCGCCGGATACCAGATCCTGTGCAGCCAGTTCGAATAGGTGACGTACCCGCCGCCCGCCGTCCGGAAGATCGGCTGCCCCAGCGGGGCTCCGTCCAGGATCTCCTCCAGTCGCCGGATCAGTTCAGTGCTGACGGGTACGTCGCGGGCCTCGGCGACCACGCCCGGACGGCCGCTCTTCGGATAGGCGCGCACCGTCCCGTCGCGCTCCATCACGGGCAGCAATTTGATCCGTTTGCGTCGGCGGTTGACATGTTCCGGTGGGATCGCGGCGACTTCCTCCCAGCGACCTCCCGTTTCCAGCATCGTCTCGACGAACAGTCGGGCGTCGGGGCGGCCCTTGAACAACTCGTCGAGGCGCTCCAGCAGGAGGTCCTCCTCGTCGGGTTCCAACACCCGGTCGACGTGGGCGGGGATCACCGGAGGTTTCACCCCGCGGACCGGATTGGCGCGGATGCGTCTGGTGTCGACGGCGTGCTCCATCACCGCCTTGAGGACCTTGAGCGCGCCGACGACGGTGTTCGGGCCGACGCCGTCTTCCTCCATGTCGTCGACCCACTCCTGCACGGTCGGTTTGAGTACGCCCCTGACCTGGGTGCCCGCCCACCGCGGGGCGACATGCACCTTCCAGTGAGAGGCGTCGCGTTTCCGAGACGACTTCGCCAGGCGGCGGACCTCGACGAGTTCATCCCAGCATGCCTGCACGAGGGCGTCGCCGGCCTTGGGGTCCAGGAAGTCCTGGTGGCGGATGTCGCGTTCAATGTCCGCGGCCCAGGCGGTGGCGGAACCTTTGAGGTCGAACGTCTTCGTCTTACGGCCGTCGGGGGTGCGGACGGTCGCCGCCCACTTCTTCGAGGGCAGTTGGCGGACCCACGCCACGGTGCCCCTCCTAATCCTGCTCGCGGAAGGCTTCGATGAGCTCCTCGGCGCGTTGCCGCTGACGCCGTTCGGCTTCGCGCTGCTCCTGGAGCAGGACCTGCACGATGCGCCGTTTCTGCTCGTCGGGCAGCTCCGAGAGCATGACCCGGCGGATCGGGTCGCCGGGGGTGCTGGCGCCGGCACCGGGGGTGGCGTCGAGTCCAGCAACGCGTAGCGCCTCGTCCACATCGACACCGACGGCGCGGGCCATGGCAGCGACGGTGGACGATTTCGGGTTCGACGGCGTGTTGACATCTTTGGTGTTCTGAAGGCCGGTGACGACTTGCCGCCACCGGCCTTCGCTGTAGCCGGAGCGTCGCGCGGCCTCGCGTTTGCTGAGGCCAAGCACCTTCCGGGCGTCTTCGAGGAGTTTCCCCAACGGCGTGAGGGGTGGCTCCGTGGTGGTCATGTGCCCCTCCGAGTTGTCAACAGGCTGCGATTGTATCGGGGCGCCGGCCGGATGTGCCGTACTGGGTGCGCGTTGATGGTGGCCGATTCACCAGCGGGTGACAAGGGTCGCGATGCGTACTGGGTGCGCGGAAAAACCGCGTGTCTCGTTGTCAACCCGACGTACCCGTGCGTACTCTGTTCGCATGGCCGCGAACCCAATACGCAGGACCCCGGTCCGGCAGGACCCGGAAGCCGTGGCGTGGCTGCGTACCGAACGCCACCTCAGCCAACGGGCACTGGCCGGCCTACTGAACATCGACCACAGCCTGCTCTCGCGCATCGAGGACGGCACCCGCAACGCGGACCCCGAGCTACTAGCCGGCATGGCCCGCGCGCTCGGCTGCCCCGTAACGGTGCTGCAGCGCAAACCCGAAGGGAAGTCGTGATGGGGTCCGTGCGCCTACTCACCGTCGACGAGGTCGCGGACGCGCTCAAGCAGCACAAGCAGACCGTCTACCGGCTCGTCTACGGCGGCGAGATGCCGTGGGTGAACGTGGCGAAGAAGGGCGCCCGCGCCGCGATCCGGATCCGCGAGGAAGACCTGCAGGCCTACGTCGCCGCCCGGTACACGCCCGCGACGAAACGGCGTGCCGCATGACCGTGTCGAAGTTCGCCCCCTCTCGTGTCCGTAAGAACATGCCGGTCATGGACAAGTTGGCCGCCTACTGGAGGGAGAACTGGGAGCAGGCTTTCCCGGACCTCCTCGCAGGGCTGATTGGCTGGGGGGAACCGTTCTGCTTTCGCTGCGGCTGGCTGGCCCCCATGCCGGGCAGCGGACGGTCCGGTTCGTGGAGTGACGCAGCGGGATGGCTCGAACGGGCGCATCTGCGCGACCACATGACCGGCGGCGGAAACGAACCGGCCAACATCGTTCCGCTGTGCACCATGTGTCACCGCGCCATGCCTGACTTCGTCGACTCCCGGGACGAGGCGATCGACTGGGTGAGACGCCAGCGACACAAGTCCTGCCTCGACTGGTGGCAGGCCCGTACCGACGCACTGTGGGGCGGCGAGGGACATGTTCCGTTCCCCGGCCGCATGGTGTTCATCAACGTCTTCACCCAGTCCAGCGAGCGTCGGAGCTTCGCAGATCAGGCTGCGGAATGCTTGCTGTCCGGCGACTACGGGCAGGCCCGGTCACTGCTGCGCTTGGCCGACGTCTCCGACGAGACGATCTCGGGCCTGTTCAGTCAGCACGCCGCGGCCCTGGCGGTCGAACGGGAGTCCCAGTGACCCCCGCCACGATCGAGCCGCTGTCCACCGGTGAGGCCCGGATGTCCTGGCAGGGCGAACACGAGGTACTGCCGTCCTGGTCGGAAGCGGTCGCTAAGGCCCGCCGCTCGGGAATCCCGCACGAGGTGTTGCCGTTCCCGACGCTCGGTTTCCCTGCGCCGGTAACGGTCCTGGCCGTCACGCCGACCTATCGCGTCCTGACCTGAAGAAAGCGGTCCCTAGCCGTCGGAAGCAGCTAGGGACCCGCGCTTACTCAATCACCCGCCGACTAGAGCGAGGGTTCATGTCTCTGGAGACTATCGCCGCCCGTCGATCAACGCCAACCGGCTTGCCGGAACTTGACACGGACTTCACCCCGAACCTCGTCTGGCATCGCGACCGGATCCACCCGAAAGCGCAGCACGGCTGTGGCCTGTGCCCGCCGACGCCGTGCGTGTGTGGCTGGTCCGACGGGACCTGCCCCGACTACTTCGAGCACCGCCGCGGGGACGCCGGGTCGGAAACCTCATGGCGCGAAGTAGCCGCATGAACATCAGGCCGTTCCAGTCCCTGACCGAGTGGGTCAGCGAGCGCCGCGCGTTCCGGGACGCCGAACCGTTCACCGAAGCCGAACTCGCACTGCTGCACGGGGTGAAGGCGGAGGCGAAGGCGGTCCGTCGGCATCGGGCCCGCCGGCGCATCGCACTGCAGCAGCGGGATTCGGAATGGTGACCGTCTCGGCCCTGGCCATGTCGCACCTGGCCGTGTTCGCGCTGGGCCTGATGCCGAAGCGCCACCACTGGATGCGGGCCGGGTCGCGGGCCACCGAACGTGAGCACGGCTGGACCCAGGACCCGAACCTGCGGCTGCGTCTGCCCCGCCGTGCCTGGTCGTTGCGGAACCGGCAGCAGCCCCGTCCGGGTCTGGTGGAACGCCACATCACGTGCACGAACGAACGTCCCCCGATCCCCCGCTGACCGATTCTTCCGCCCGCCTCTTTGTCACCCTTCCGTCCGATGGAGTAGCACACATGTCCGAGATCGATACCCAGACCCGCACCCCGGACTGGCGGCCGTACGACGGCCGGCACCGCGAGTCCCGCCGGATCAGCCCCGAGCAGATCGCCGCAGCCCTGGAACCACCGACCCGGCAGGAGGATCTGCCGACCGAGCAGATCGAGGTCGGTTCGTTGCGGGAGCGCATCCAGTCCCTGCCCGTCGTGTCGGCGCCGGTTCCGGTCCCCGATCCCCCGCCTGCCGACCCGGGCATGGTGAAGCTGCGCCGGATCCTGTCGAACGTCCGCAGCCGGGCGTGGCGGCCGTGAGCGTCGAGAAGCTGCAGGCGTTGCAGCACGGCTGCCTGATCGGCGGCCTCGTCGGTGCCGGTCTTGTCGTGGTCGGCATGGGTCGCCTCGTCGGCCCCCGTTTCGCCGCCGCTTGCCGGGTCGTCCCCGAAGCCAAGCGAGACACCTCGCCGGGGGTGTGGCGGGTCAACTCGAGGGCCTGGGACCTGGCGGAGTCTGCCGAGCCGGCCCGTGACATCGGGGACGACCTCGCATGAAGCCGTACTTCGCCGACGACTCCGTGACACTCCACCACGGGCAGGCATACGAAGTCCTCGCCGAGATGCGCACCAGTTCGGTCAATTCAATCGTCACCTCGCCGCCGTACTGGTCGGTCCGCGACTATGGCGGCGAGGCCGGCCAGCTCGGGCTAGAGCCGACCAGCGCCGAGTACATCGCGCGGCTGGTCGCCATCCTCGCCGAGGCGCACCGGGTGCTCGCCGACGACGGCACGCTGTGGCTGAACCTCGGCGACACCTACGCGAGCAAGGCCAATGCCGGCGCCAGTGTCGGCATGACGCGCCGCGCCGACCGGGCAGTGCTGATCCCACCGCGGGTGAACTCGACTGCGGAGGCACCGTATAAGAGCCTGCTCATGATCCCGGAGCGGGCCGCTTGGGCGATGGTGCAGAGCGGCTGGATTCTCCGCAACCGGGTCGTGTGGAACAAGCCCGACGCCATGCCCGAGTCGGTCACCGACCGGCTGTCGACGCGCCACGAAGCGCTGTTCCTGTTCGTGAAGTCGTCGCGGTACTGGTTCGACCTCGATCCGATCCGCGAGCCGATCCGTACTGAAGCGGTGCCCGCAGGCCTGGGCGAGCCATGGGCGAAGTACATCGACGGCGTCGGGGGCCAGCCGCGACAGACCAACCTTGTCGCCACTGGACGCCGACACACACAGTCGCACCCGGCCGGCCGGAACCCCGGCGACGTCTGGGACGTGGCCACGGCGCGCTTCTCTGGAGCGCACTTCGCGGTGATGCCCGACGAGCTGGTCCGCCGAGCCATCCTGTCCGGCTGTCGCCCGGGCGGAACAGTGCTCGACCCGTTCGCCGGCAGCTGCACGACCGGAATGGTGGCGGGTCGGCTCGGACGCCGGTTCACAGGCATCGAGCTGCACCAGCCGTACCTGGACCTCGCGCTGCGCACCCGACTGGCGCAGGGTGCGCTAGTCACCGACGACGCGTCGGTGGGTGGTGTCGCGTGACAGGCCCCGTGAACAACCACTACCAGCGGCACTTCGCCGACCCCGACTCGCGCCCGTCGAACGAACGGCTCGATCCGGTGATCGAGCACACCCGGTGGCGGGTGGAGCAGTTGGGCCGCTGGCTGGACGAAGGTGCCGGCCGTCAGGTGGGGCCGGGCTACGACCCGGTCCTGGAGGCGCTGCAGCACATCAGACTGATACGGCGGAGTGATCCCGGTGAGTGAGTGCATCTTCTGCTCGATCATTCGCGGGGAGTCCCCCGCGGCGTTCGTAGCCAGGTGGCCGGAAGCGGTGGCGATCACCCCGCTGGGGCCGGTCGTGCCGGGCCACACGCTGGTGCTGCCCACCAGGCATGTACGGGACGCCGCCGAGGACCCCGACGTCACCGCAGTCACCATGCACGCCGCCGCATCGCTGGCCTCCGTGCTCATGCCCGGCGACTTCAACATCATCACCTCGGCCGGTGTGGCCGCCACGCAGAGCGTTTTTCACCTGCACGTCCACCTGGTTCCTCGAGCTGTCGACGACGGCCTCGCGCTGCCTTGGTATTCGGGCAAGCGCAGCAAGGCGGGACGGTCGTGAACGCCTACGAGTGGCGGTATCTGCCTCGTGGCAAGGCGAAGCACGCGCTGCGGGACCTGACGTGGCACGCGGCCGTGTGCGGTGTCAGCCCGCACTGGTTCGACCCTGACGGCTGGTGCGGCACCGGTTCGCAGATCGAGTACGAGACGGTTGAGGCGCTACCTGAGTGCCGGCGGTGCGCGGCGCTAGTGGCGGTACGGGCTGCGCAGGACGCACTGCAGGCGGGGAAGCCGTGAGCCTCGACGACCACCGCTGCGAGACCGTCGTCGACTCCGACGGGACCGTCCTGGGCCACGCCCGCGTCTCCCCTGACCTGTCCGAGAAGGGCAGGGCTGCGCTGGTCGAGATGATGAAGGCCGCGATCCGGTTGCAGGCAGAGCGGGACGCGGCGGACTCGGCAGGCGCTGCGGAGCGCGGTCGTCGACGGCAGGCGGCGATTGCGCGGGTGCGGGCACGGGCGCGGGCACGGTGGTTGCGGGGCGAGGGCGGGTGAGCGGGTCAGGCATCGCCGCGTTGGGCTTTTGGCCCCTTCAGTGGCGGGACGCCGGCGGCTTTGACGATGCGGCCGATGTGGTTCCGGTCGTACGGGGCGATCTCTTCGATGTCGCGCGGGCGGATGCCAGCGAGGCGTGCAACGACGATCGCCTCGGCCAGCTCTTTGCGTTCGGCCTCGTGCTTTCGGACTCGGGCGGACGCCTTCCTGAGGCGGTCAAGGGCCGCTTCGGCGGCGTCGTCTGTCATGCGGATGAGTATGCACCACGATGTTGCAACCTGTCACCGGCCCTGCTAGCGTGATGTCCAGAGTTGCAACCTGCTGTTGCAACATCAACTCTCGAACTGGAGAGCAATGAAGCGCATATTCTCGTTGACTTCCCTTCAGGGGACCACGCGATGACCGACCTGCTTCCTCAGTCCGACGTTCGTGAGGCCAAGGAGCGGGCAGCCCGCATCCGGCTGGGCATCGTGTCCTATCTGGCCACCCTGGCGGACATCCGATCTGCCTGGGATCGCAGGGACTGGGTCACCCTTGGCTACGAAGACTGGGACACATATCTGGATGGCGAGTTCTCGGAGACTCGCCTGCGCGTACCCGCGGAGCACCGCGACAAGGCGATCTCCGAGCTTCGCATGGCTGGCATGTCTTCCCGGGCCATCGCCGCCGCCGTGAACCTGTCCCAGGCGACCGTCGCCCGGGACATCCGGCACTTGAGTCAAATGACTCAAGAGGACTTGCCCGAGCGGATCAAAACCCTGGACGGAAAAGATAGGCCCGCCGCTCAGCCCAAGCCGACCGTACCGTCGCCGAAGTCATCCCCCGTGCCGGCCGCCGATCCGGTTGAACCTCCCGCCAAGCCGTTACCGCTTGTCCCCGCACCTGATTTCACGCCGGACTGCGATGACGGCCGCGACGACGAGCAGGACGACGTCGAGTCGACTCTGCCGATCCCGGTAAGCCCGGCGCGTCCGCCGTTCGAATCGAGCCGTGCGCCGGAACCGTCGATCGCCGACGAGGACGCCGCCATCCGTAGCTCGCAGAAGGTGGGCGAGTCTCTCGCCGCCCTGTTCCTCGCGCTCGACCCGGACCCGGTCCGGTGGGTGGCGAATCGCTGGCGACCTAACGCCTTCGCCAATCGGGACCTCCCCCGGGTGCGTGACGCCTTCACCTCTGAGGGCCTCCGCAAACTCGGCGACCACCTCTACGCCCTTGCCGACCACCTTGACGAGAACGGGGTCACCCTGTGAGCAACGACCGCTTCAACAAGATCGCCGACGCTGTCTACGGGCGCTTCGCCGACCAGCCCGACCGGTTCGACATCAACGATGTCCGCGACGAGATCCGCGCCGAACTGGCGTCCGAGTCCGTCAACGGGGAGTTGCTGGACGAGTTCGCCAATCAGTTGACCCGGGTTGCCGACAAGCGCCACACCAAGCGGGCGGACTCGCGGCAGATGGACCTGCTGACCGGCGAGATCGCAGCCCTGGATTCCGTCTGGAAGATCGGCGGCGGCCAGCGCGTGACCGCTCGGCGGGCCAACCGCACCGACGTGCTGATGTGGCTCGGCATCCGAGGCAAGAACGCGGCGAAGGTTGCCGAGGCGTACGACAAGGACCGTTACACCGCAGCCGAGTTGTTGGTGTTCATGCCGGACGACCTGATCACGGTCGAAGAGGCGATCAAGAGTCGCAAGAAGACCCGTAACGAGGCGTCGGCATGACCACCCCCGCCATCGCCGCCCTCCTCGCCGAGAACGCCCTCCTCCGCGCCATCGTCGACCGGGTCAGCGCCCTGGCCTCCGGTGCCAGCCAGCACTGGAGCAGCGCCACCGCCGACGGCACCCTAGCCATCGTCACGACTTCCGGTGGCTGGCAGGACATCCCCGCGACGGAACGCGTGTACGTCCGCTCGGATGCCTACGACGAGGAGCTGGCCGCTCGCGGTCTCGCACCCCGCGAGGACGGCGAGTGGTGGAAGGTCGGCGACGGCTCCACCTACCCGTACTCGTGGGGTGAGCTGAACTGGCTGGACGACCCGGCGTGCGACCGGGGCACGGTGTCGATCGAAACCTTCGTGTCGGTTGAGGCGCTGGACGCCGCGCTGAGCGTTGAGCCGGCGGCGGCGGCATGAGCGTCGTGCAGCCCGGCGCGCACTGCGTCATCTCCGTCGTCAACGGCGACGAGCCAGCCTGCACCGTCCACACCCACTACGCGCCCTGCCCTCGAAGTGGCGAACCGGCCTCGACGGTTCCGATGCACGCCGACAGCGACAATCCGCGCGATCAAGTCCTCGCCTACTGGCGCGAGATCACCGACGAGCAGCGGACCCTCGTCATCCACGACGGTGGTTTCGGGGACTGCCGCCCGCACGAGGTCGGCGATGACACCTCCTGCTGGTGCAGTCCCGAGGTTGTGGTCGCCCGGCAGCACCGGACGGAGCCGGCAGTCCGGGACGTCGACTACTCGGGCGGTACATCATGACCGCCCAGCCCATCGCGGTGACGGTGACCCGCCACAAGTGCCCCTTCTGCCCCCGGACCGCCGCCCGACCTGTCCGTGCCCGCGAGCACATGGCCCGCTGCTGGTTCAACCCCGAGGTGCGCGGCTGCAAGACGTGCAAGCACTTCGAGCAGGACCCCGGCGAGCCCGACGTCGGGCTGATGGGCGGTGAAGGCTGCGCCGTCGGCGTCGACCTCACCGGACGCCCCCAGTGCGCGGCCTGCAAGGGCTGGGGCACAACTCCCGGCCTGGGCGTCACCGAGTGTCCGGAATGCGGCGGTGACGGCGCCGAGATCAAGCCCGGCCCGATCGTCCACTGCGAGAAATGGGAGAAGCCATGACCACCAAGCGATTCCACCTCGGCGACGTCCTCACCATCACCACTGGTCGTCTCGTCTCCCTGCGGCACATGGAAGCCGTGTACGACGTCCTCAACTGGATGACCGGCGACAACCTGATGACCCACCAGTTGCCCCGGGCCATGGACGAGTGCCAGCCGCACCTGCTCGCCCAGCATCCGGATTTGGCCGGCATCGAGGTCCCGGACTTCGGCGACGGGCCGCGCGAGCAGCTGGAGATCGCCATCGCCGACTGGCTGGCGGAGCAGGTCGCCCGGTTCGGTGAGTACCGCGAGGTCGCCGCATTGGCCGATGGCGATCACACGGTCATCGACCCGCTCGAGGAGTTGGCGATGAACTACCCGAACATCCCGGTGATCGGCGTCGTGGCGCCGGACACGGATGATGCCGAATGACCGCCCCCACGACCACCGCCCAGGACGCCCCGGCCCGCCTCGACGACCGGCCGCACGCCATCCCGCGCTGCCTGATCTGTGGCACCAAGTCGGAACTTCCCGAGTGTGTGCCGTGCTCCGTGGCCGAGGAGACGTTGTGGAAGCGGCTGGTGGACGCCTGATGCCGATCGTCGAGGGCGCCGAGGACATGATCCGCCGCGAGTTCCCGTTCCACTCCGTCGAGGAATCCGACGATGGCCGCTGGTACATCATCGACGGCCAACGGCTCATGTCCGTGACGACTGCGCTGAACGCGCTCGGCAAGCGGGGCCTGGTCATCTGGGCCGGCAACCTCGCCGCCGAGTTGGCGTTTCTGGAGCTGCCGACACTGGTGGTGGCATCCCGCAAGAAGCCGTGCGAGAACACCTACAGCCGTTGCCGCCACGAGGGTGCCGAGTCGTGTGACCGCTGCCCCTGCCGAGATTGCCAAGCCTGCATCCAGTACTGGATCGCCCGTCGTCACGAACGGGAGACCGCCCGCCGCGCCGACGAGGGCACCCGGGTTCACGACGTCATCGAGTGGTGGTCGTTCCACGGCGAGTTCAAGCCTCACGACGAGGACATCGTCCCGTACGTGAAGGCGTTCCAGGTGTTCGCCGAGGAGTATGCGGTCACCCCCGGCGATGTCCTGCTGGCCGAGGCGCTGCTGATCCACCGCGAGATCGGCGCGGCGGGCACCACCGACGGGATCATCCGGTTCCACGCTGAGCGTTCGGATGCCGCTTCGAAGCTGATCTCTCGACTGCTGACCTGGCAGGGCAAGCCGGTCACGTGGAAGCGCGCGCAGAAGTCCAAACTGACCGCCGACCTGATGGTGGATTGGAAGACGCGCGAGGGCGACGACCCGCAGTTTTACCCCGAGTACGCGCTCCAACTCGCCGGCTACCGGCACTTCCCCGTCGTACGCGTCAAGAACACCGACCACGAAGAACCGGTGCAGGCCACCGACGGCGGGCTGATCGTCCAACTGCGCCCGGACGGTGTCACACCGCGCCTGGTCGTCTGCGACGAGCCCACCTACCGCAACGGCTTCCTGCACGCGCTGGGCCTGTACCGGTGGCTGACCGAGTCCGGTTCCGCCGCAGTCTCCAGCCACACCTTCGTGCTGCCCGAGACGGTGGCCAACCGCGCCCGCAAGGCCGCGAAGGAGAAAACCGCCGCCGAGCAGTCCCCCACCACAACACCCGCAGCCTGAGGAGCGACCCATGGCCATCAAGGACTTGCAGAAGAGGCTCACCCAGGTCGGCGTCATCCGGCTCGGCCAGCAACTCGTCAGCAAGAACGGCAAGAACTATCCCGCCAAGCTGGAAACCCTGCGCTTCACGTCGGCGTCGAAGCCGCTGATCGAGGCCGTCGCCGGCCTGTACGGCGGCTCGGTCAAGCCGTGGACCTCTCCGACCGGCCCGCAGTGGGAGGTCATCTCCGGCGTCAAGGAGATCCCGGTGCTGGTGCCGCCGCAGCGCATCGACCCGAACCTCGAGCATTGGGGCAACGGCTTCCGTGACCGGATGTGCGACGGCGAGACGGAGACCATCCGCGACAAGCCGTGCCTGTGCGAAGCGATGAAGTTGGCGGGTGCACGGTTCAAAGCGACCGACCTGTGCAAGCCCACCACTCGCATGTCGCTGATGCTGGCTGACGTGCCGTCGATGGGCACCTTCAAGCTCGAGTCGCACGGCTGGAACGCCGCCGCGGAGCTGCCCACGCTGGCCGCGTCGATCGAGTCGGCGCCGCAGCCGATCCCGGCCCGGCTCGAGGTGCAGAAGCGCGAGAAGAAGACGTTCGACCCGTCGAAGGATGACGGCGAGCAGGTCGCCTCAAGCGTGTTCATGGTCCCTGTTCTGCACTTCGACTGGCTGACCCCGGCGCGCGCGTTCGGTGGCCAGATCGGCGCTGCCGCCCTGGCTGCTCTGGGGGCCGCCGAGCAGCAACGCGCGGCGATCGAAGCGGCCAAGGTTGAGTCTTCCCGGCGCAAGTTCACGGCTGAGGAGTACCTCGAACTCGCCGCGTCCGCCGAGGGGATCGACGACACCCGCGGGTTGTGGACCGACGCCAAGAAGGACGGAGCCCTCACTGACGAGGTGAAGGCCGCCTTGACCGGGCGCACCGCCGAAATCCGGGCCAAGGCGAAGACCGCCGAGCAGACTCCGGCCACGCAGCCGGCCCTCACACCGACCGCGCCTGTCGATGACGTGGTCGACGCCGAGGTCGCACCGAATGCCGATCAGGTATGGGCACTGATCCAGGTTGAGGCCGGCGGCAAGAAGTGGTCCGCCGACGCCCTGGAGAAGCGGGTGCAGAGCTTCCTCAACAAGTCGTCGGACGAGGCGGACGGTTTCGAACTGACCCGGTTCCTCGAGGCCGTCAAGAGTGGAGTGGCGGCGTGAACGACCCGTGGAGTGGGCTCGACTTCGAGCCGTGGACTCCGGTCGACGCGGAGAAGGCGCTGCGCTGGGTACTACGGGCGATGCTCGACGCCCAGCGCGAACTGGCCCAGGCCCGCGACGCCGAGGTCGCCTGCAAGCACTGCTATGAGGACGCGAAGCGCCGGGCGTTCTTCCACGACGACTGCCCGAAGCCGTCCCGTGGCGGGTTCACCGTCGCGGACCGGGACGCGTTCATCGAGAAGGCGACGGCGCAGGAGCGACAGGACTACGAGTTGGTCGCTGCGACGAAGGAGGCCGCCCAGGATCACCTGCGGACTCTGAACTCGCAGAGCGTCGTACTCAGCGCCCTGGCGAAGAACGTGCAGCAGACTTACTCCGTGGTCGGGGTTCGCTGATGCGCCGCTCACCGATGCCGGATCGCAAGGCTCCACTGAAGCGCACGACGGCGCTCGCCGCCAGCCCGCTGGCGAGGTCGTCTCTGCACAGTGAGCAGGCGATCCGCCGCCAGGTGTCCAAGGCGTACCGACGTCGGCCCACTGTCCCCACGAAGGTCCGTCGCGCACTGGCGGCCCGCTCGGGTGGCCTGTGCGAGATCTTCCAGCCGGGCTGTCAGGGCCTCGCGGTGGAGTTCGCACATCGCAAGAAGACGGGTGCCGGCGGGCGCAAGGGCGCGGCCAAGGTTGCCCATGACGTGCTGTCCAACGCCCTCGCGGCGTGTTGGAACTGCCATCACCGCCTGTGTCACGCGCGACCGGCTGAGGCGTACGCCGCCGGCTGGATGCTTCGCGAGCACCAGATCCCTACTTCCGAGCCCTGCCTGTACCGAGGTGCGCGCCGCTTTCTGACCGATGACGGGCAAGTTCTGACCACCGATCCGATGATCAAGGAGGCGTGACCATGTCCGTTCACGACGTTGACCAAGCCCAACGCCAGGTCGAGTCCGTAGCCCTGCGGTCGATCGCGGCGAACCACTACTTCCGCGACGAGGACCCGCACGCCGACGCGGAGGCCGAGTACGCCGGAGAGCAACTGGCCCTTGCTGCCCGCGAACTGGTCCGCGCTGTCGATGCACTGCCGGAGGATAAGCGGCCGATCGGCTGGGACGTCGAGGTGGCGTCATGATGCGCGCAATCACGACCCGAGCGCCCTGGTCGAGTTGCGTTGCAGTCGGCGCGAAGCCGACCGAGAACCGAGGTCGGGCGGTCGCCTACCGCGGCGAGCTCGCCATCCACGCCGGGCTGGCCGTGGACGTGTGGGCGTACGGGGACTCCCGGGTCCGGGAGGCGCTCGGCCCGAACCTGCCCGCCCTGGACCTGCCCACCGGCGCGGTCATTGCGGTCGCCGACCTGGTCGACTGCCACCCGGCAGAACAACCGGCCGGGCTACTCGACCCGACGTGCTGCCAGCCGTGGGGCGAGAAACACCACAACAACGGTCCCGCCTTCCACCTCGTCCTCGCGAACATCCGGGCACTGGACATCCCGGTGCCGTGCCGTGGCTCGCTGCCGATCGGCTGGACGGTGCCGGCTGAGGTCGAAGAGCAGGTTCGGGCGCAGCTTGCCGGGGTGCGGACGTGACCACCATGACCGAGACCCGCACGATCGTCATCGGGATCACTGTTGCCGGCAGCCCCGCCCCCCAGGGTTCGAAGTCGTTCAAGGGCATCCGCGGCGGCAAGGCGATCCTCGCCGAGTCTTCGAAGCACGTGAAGCCGTGGCGCGATGCGGTCCGGGCCGATGCGCTGCTGGCCCGCAATGCCTGGACGTCGGCGAACGGGCGCTGGGCTCCACTGGACGAACCCCTGGTCGTCGACATGGTGTTCACCGTGCCGAAGCCTGTGGCGGCACCGAAGCGGCGCCGGACGTGGCCGATGCGGATGCCCGACCTGTCGAAGTTGTGCCGCTCGACCGAGGATGCGCTGACTGACGCGGGCATCTGGAGGGACGACGCGCGGGTGGTCGAGTACGGGCGACTGGCGAAGGTCTTTCCTGGCGAGGATCGGGATGCGCTGGATGCGCCGGGCGCCGTGATCCGGATCTACCGGATCGAGGAACCGTCGTGACCGCCGCCGTCATCCCCCTGCGCAAGTCCGCCGGCCCCTGCAATTCGGGCACCGTCCCGGGCGGTTTCAGCCCGCCGTGCGGCAGGACCGACACCCGCCCGTTCCCATGCGGCCCAAGGTGTCCGCAGCATCGTCCTGCGAACCGGCGGGAGGCGTCATGAGCGCCCCCGCGATCGACCGCTCGGCCTGCCCTGCATCCAAGCACGGCAAGTACTGGATGGCGGTCAACTACGGCTGCACCTGCTTCGACACCAGAGTCGACTACTCCGCCTACCGGCGGGCCAAGCATCAGGGTGTGCGCCGGGTCGTCGAGGCGACCGCCGCGACCAGGATCTGCCAAGGGCTCGCCCGCCACGGCTACACCGCCGAGCAGATCGTGGAGATGTCCGGGATCGGGGAACGCCTGGTCCGTGAGTTGCAGTCGGGACGCAAGCGGACGGTCCTGCTCAGCCGCGACGAGAGGCTACGTAAGGCCGTCACCCGGGTACGCCTGGACGTCCCGCCGCAGGGCTTCGCTGCCACCTGTGCGCGACGTAACGCGCTCCGCCACGGATGGGCGCCACTCGCGGCCTGGGACGACGAGACGATTGATAATCCGGGCGCAGGACCGGACCTCGGCGCGGCCCTGGACGACGCCGTCGACGAGGTCGCGGTCGCCCGCGCGGTCAAGGGCGAAAGGCTTCGCCTGACCGAGGCGGAGGAGGTCGAGGCGCTGCGTCTGGGCGTGCATCAGGGTGAGCCGCTGTCGGTGGTTTCGAACCGGCTCGGCATCAACTATGCGGGCGCCCGGCAGATGCTCGCCGGCGAGTTGACGCCCCGCCGGAGTCAGCAGCTGCGGGTGGAAGCCGAACTCGCCCGCGCCGGCCATGTCCACAACGACTCCACCATCGCCGCCTTGGTGGGCGTGCATCACCAGACCGTCACCCGTGCCCGTCGCCGCATCGCCAAGCGGCAAGAACAACTCGCGTCCTGATCGGCGCACCAACCGAAGGAGCACAAGTGCCCAATAACCTAGACCGCGACCGGCTGCGGCAGGACATCCGCGACGTCAACTATGCCGGGCGTCGTGCCGGACCATCGGTACTGGCCTGGATCCTCATCGTCGTCGCAGTTGTCGCTCTGATCGCAGGCGTCATCTGGGGCGTGAAGGTTGCCACCTCGGGCGTCAAGGGTGCCGGTGACCAGACCAGGCAGGTCAATTCCGGGAACAATCGGATTGCCGCGCAAGAACATTTCGAAACCTTGTTCAACCAGGTCAAGGCCTACGACCAGCAACTTGACCAGGCCGCTGCGGATAAGAAAGACAACCCCGGCGACCGGTTCTTCGCCACCAACTATTCCGGCCTGGTCAAGCAGTGCCTCGACGCCCGCAACCAGTACAACGCCGACGCCAACAAGGCGACGCAGGCGAAATGGCGCGACCCGAACCTGCCGTACCAGGTCGACGTGCTCGACCCGGCAACCAACTGCAAGGAGACCATCAAGTGATTACCCACAACCGCACCATCGCGCTCGCCGTCACCGCCGCGCTAGTCGTCGCAGGTTTGAGTGGCTGCAACGACGACAAGTCGAACGCACAGTCCAGCGGGCAGAAGCAGACCGAGCAGGCGTACGCCCAGCAGGCCGCCGCGGTGCCGTACCCGGCCGACCAGCTCCGGGACTCGCTGGAGCGGCGCAACGTCCGTGAGCGGCTGCTGCGAACCAACAAACCGAACGCCATCGGCTACGTGTACGTCATGTCCTTCGGGAAGATCATCGGCTATTACACGGCCAAGGGAAAGGTGTCCTCCACCCAATCCCAGATGACCACGGATCAGTTCGAGTTGGACCACGGCTCCTACGGCCAGTCCGTCGTGAACGCGCCCGGGGACGACGGCTCGTACGGCGCCAACGAGTCGGGGATCTTCTTCTTCTGCACTGACGGCGCGATGGTGACCACCAATCTTGACTACATCTGGTCGGACCAGCCACTTCCGATCGACGTCCCGCTACTCAATGCCAAGCCATGACGTCGGAGGCAGAAATCGCCTGGGCCGCTGGACTCTTCGAGGGCGAAGGCACCATTGCCGCCAAGCGTGGCAAAGGAATGGCCCATCGGTATCAAGCGGCCGTAATCATGACAGATAAAGATGTACTGGAACGGTTCGCCGCGACGGTCGGCATGGGGAAGTTCTATGGCCCCTACCAGCCCACCAATCAGAAGGCCAAGCCCATCTGGCGTTGGATGACAACCAGGAACCGCGAGATCGCCGAGTTGTGCGAACTGATTGGACCGTGGCTCGGAGCGCGGAGAAGCGCTCGTTTCGAGCATGCCATCGCAGACATCCGAGCGAATCCAGCCAAGGTGGTGTTCCACAAACTGTCCAGTGAGATCCACAGCGAGATTCGCCTCAGATATGCGGCTGGCGGGATCACGCAGGCGGCATTGGGTGCCGAGTTCGGCATACACCAAGGCATGGTTTCGATCATCTGCCGACGCAGGGACGCCGATCAGCCTCTGCCGATCGACGTCCCTCTGCTGAACAAGAAGTAGCCGTGCTGTGGGCGCGGCTTCTCCCGAGGCCGCGCCCACACACCCTCAAGAAGGAGCCCAATCATGGCCCCGCTGTACCGCAAGACCGCGACCGTCGAAGCCCGGCGGTGGAACCCGGATAGCCCACATGAGGTTTTCACCTGGCTGGCGAACGGCGGGGCGCGCTTCCAGGTGTTCGACGACGGACGCCTCGGCATCGGCACCCTGGAGTCCGGTGACGGCTTGGACCTCCATGCGGGCAAGCCCGGCGACTGGGTGATCCGGGGCGCCGCCGGCGAGTTCTACGCGTGCGATGCGGACATCTTCGCGAGGACCTATGAGCAGGTGGAGTCGTGACGCCGGATGGCCGGCCCACCTCGGCTCAACTGCGTGAGGTCAGGGACGGCTATGACCGTCTGCGGTCCTTCGTCGAGTGGTGCGCCCGCCTTGACCGGCCCGACCCGGAACCGTTCGACGAGCACGTCCGGCAGGCGCTGACCGTCCAGCACATCGCGGTCGCTGCACGGGAGGCGCTGCGATGACGGCCCCCGTCGTGCCGCTGCTGTCGGTCCGCCAGCGCCGCATCCTGGAGTTCATCCGCGAGTTCTACGGCGCCAACGGGTTCGCGCCGACGCTGCGGGAGATCGCCGTCGGGGTCGGTCTCGGCTCCCCGTCGACCGTCCTGTACCAGCTCGGCGAGTTGCAGCGGATGGGCTGGGTCCGCAGGCATCCCGGACTCCCCCGTGCCCTGGTCGTGCTCAATCCGGCCGACGGAAGTGTGCCGTGATCCGCCCGACGTTGCAGCCGGGCCTGCTGGAAACCCTGCAGGGCCTTGCCGACGGTTTGGACGCCGGTCAGATCGCCGACCGGCTGCACCTGAGCTCCGACACGGTCAGGAGCCGGCTGCGCAGCCTGTTCCTGCATCTGGGCGCGAACAACCGGGCGCATGCGGTGGCGATCGGCTACCAGATGGGTGTCCTCGACCCGGGCCCGCCGCTGGTGCTGCCGTGCACCCTGGCCGCAGGTGTGCCGCTGGGTGCGCTGGTGCTGGCCCGGGAGTGGACGGGTATCACCCAGCGGGCGATGGCGGACCGGCTCGGCTGCAGCGCCCGCTGGCTGGGCATCCGCGAGTCGGGCCACCTGCCGTTCCCGATGCTGATGGTCAGGCAGTACGCGCGGATCGTCCGGTTCGACCTGGACGGCGACGAACCGGTCCGACTGGACGGTGCGGCATGAGGTTCGAGTGGGCGATCTTCCTGCACGGCGACTTCGGCACCTACCGCAAGGCGCACCTGCTGACCTGCCCTGACGAGCGGGTGGCCAGGGCGCGGCTGAGTGTGTGGCGGGGCTGGCGGAGCAAGGACGTCTGCTCGGTGCTGCTGTGCCGGGTGCCCGGTTCGGCATGGGCGGAGGTCGGTTGACGTGACCTTTTTCGACGGATTCGAGTATGGCTACTCGCGGGGCGAGGACACGATCATGTGCGCCAAGCGGGTGACGGTGAAGACGGTCATGTTGTGCGGGCGTCGGGTCGGGTCGGTGTCGCTGCTGCAGGAGGACGTGCCGGTCAATCTGTGCGGTGAGTGCCGCGATGTGCTGTTCGGCCCGGCCACACACCTCCCGGCTGATCGGCCGTCCGCTCGGGTCGAGTACGGGACGTGCCCGGCGTGCGATGAGCAGGCCCCGGTGTTCGGCGACCTCATTCAGGCGCATGGGGACGGGTGCGTGGGTCTGGGTGTCGCGCCAGCCGCCGTCGACCCGATCATGCGGGTGCTGAGGGACGAGCGGAAACGCCGCGGCCTGAGTCAGCGGGGCCTCGCCGACCTTGCCGGGTCGCGCCGGAATCAGGTCTCAGAGTGGGAGACGGGCAAGGTCGCGCCGACTCTGGACAGTGTTCGGCGGCTGGCCGCGGCGCTCGGTGCGCGGCTTTTCGTGGAGCTGCCCGAGGCGAAGTCGTGAGAGACGACCAGGGCTTCATCCCGCTCGGGGCGCAGACGTCGGCTCTACGCAATGCGATCCTGCACCGCTACGCCCTGCTCGGCCCGGGTGGGGGCTTGTCGCGCTGCCAGTCCAGTCCGGCGCGCAAGGCGAAGGTCATCTTCCCGACCAGGCGGGCAGCGTTGCGGGCCGAGGAGGAGTTGGCGCAGGTGGGCGCGCTACGGCAGTCGGTGTACCCGTGCGGTGAGCACTTCCACCTGACGAAGCTGAGGCTCGGGCCGGAGGTGCAGGAGTGAGGGCGGCGGTTGCGGAGGGCTGCCGGCTACTCGGGTGCAGCAGGCGGCGAGGTCCTCTTCTCGCGGACTCGCTTGAGGGGCCCTCGCCGCTTCCCCGGCAGTGGGGTTGTCGGGTTGTCGATCCGCCAGTCGATGTACGCCTTCAGGTCGGCGGATCTGCCGCCGTCGCCAACGATGTCGCCGTACGCCTTCCACGTCTCGAGGTCGAGGCGGAATCGGCGCACGTCAGCGTTTTCTCCTGGCACGCGGTCAGGGTATTCGGCCTGCTTCATCTGTGGCAACGACCGTGGGCCTGGTGTGGGGTGTCGAGTCAAGGTCATGCCAACCATCCTAGCGCGAACTGTGGTAACAGACGTGGTCTCAGACGTGGTAACGTCGACTTCAGGGAACAGATGCCCCCCGCAAGGCCGCCTAGCTGCGATCAAACCACCGGAGGAATCCATGAAGCACGCAGACGACGATGTCCCGGCCACGATCGCCCCCGCACCTGACTCGACGGAACTAGCACGTAGAGCGCAGGCCGCGCGCATCGCGGCGGCCGGGTGGTACCCGTCCCTCGACCCCGAGAGTTACGCCAGCACCCAACGTGAGCACGTCGCTCGCTGGAACGACGCCCATCCCGTCGGCACGCCCGTCCGCTACTGGACCGGCGACCGAGAGGGTGATGGCAAGACCAGCGTTACGCGCACCGTCGCAGACCTGCTCGACGGACACACTGCGGTCGTCTGCGTTGAGGGCGTCGCCTCCTGCATCGCCCTGTCCCACGTCGAGGCGGTGGCCTGATGACCGACACCTGGACCCACCCCGGCGCCGACTACCGATCCCGCCTGCCGCAGTCCATCCACGACGAGGGCATGGACTCCAACGGAAATCCCGACCCCACCAGCGTCGACCGTCGCTGGCTGTGGCGGCTGGAATCGTTCCTGGCCGTCTATGGAACCAACGAGACCCAGCATCAGATGGGCGCCGACCTGCGGTTCTATCTGAACGAGACCTGCGAGCACCACTGGAAGTCGTACGCCGCCGAGGCTGACATCGCCGCGCACCGTCAGTGCCCGTGGTGCAACGACGTCGAGTGGACCGACGCTGAGGCGGTGGCCTGATGCGCAGCTTCTCCGAGATCGCGGCCGACGCCCAACCCGGCTCCGCATTTTCCAACAACTCACAGTTCGAGTACTGGGCCGGCGGTCCACGTGGTTGCTATTCCTGCCGGAACGACAGCATGGACCGGCCGGGGCCGGAGAAGTTCTGCCCAATCCTGTCCGTCGCGGTGACCGGTGGTGGCATCCCGCAGGAGTGGACCACCGGGACCGACGAGGACCACATCCACGGCAACTACACCTGCACCGAGTACGACCGTCGCCCGGACGGCGGCGGAGACGGTGACGACGAGCCGGAACCCGACCCGGGTCCGCCGCCTGTCATGGAGGGCCAGATCGACCTGTTCGAGGTATTCGCCGATCGAATCGCCGACGAGGCGTCGGCGATGCAGGTTGAGGCGGTGGCCCGATGAGCGCCGAAACCGGGTTCCACGACGTCCCGTGGGATGTCAACAGCGCCAACGCTGGGTCGCTCGACGGGCTCCCGCCCGCGCCTGAGCGGCACGACGAGATCTGCTGCAAGTCCGGGTGGGTGGGGTCCACGGACGACGACGATCCGTTCGGCCGTTGGGTCTGCACCCAACTGGAAGGCCACACCGATACCCACCGCGCGGGCGACAGTGTCAGCACGCTGGCGGAGTGGCGCGATGAGGACGTTGAAGAGGTGTCCGCGCGATGACCCGCTACGCCATCTTCGCCCAGTATCCCGAGGGCGACATCGACGACCGGCAGGTCAGCCTCTTCCGCCACCTCGGCGACGCCCTCAACGCCCGCGATCAGATCGACGACGCCACCGACCCCAAGCTCAAGGTGTTCGCGCTGCGTGAGGTCTCGGAGGCGCAGTGCTGGGACTGGGCCACCCGCAGGATCGACAGCGACCAGCGCATCACGTTGTACGTCAACGAGCGGGCCGCCCGTAACTGCTGCCAGTACGGCCACGAGGTGATCAAGCGGCGCCTCGGCACCCAGGTTTGGCTGCCGGTTGACGGTGAAGCGGCATGACCGCCGGCCCGTACGACACCGCAGAATCCACCTACGCCGCACCCCTGATGGTCGAAACATTCTTGGCCATTCCCGGCGGTGGCGTCTTCACCCGCATCAACCGGGAGCACCTGACCGCCGCCTGCCAGGACGTGGGTGTGGAACTCGGCGCCTTCGACGTGCGGATCCTCCACTGGCTCGCCGGGTACGAGGCGGCCACCGTCCAGGTCGTCATCGGACTGATCTCGCGGGCGCATGCGGCCGGCATCGAGAAAGGGAGGAGCGGCGGCTGTGCCTAACTCCCTACCCACCCCCGGCGAGATGCTCGCCGCCGCCGAACGCGAGCTGGACAACGCCTACCGAGCCCTGAGCGACGCCGCGGACTGGCTGCGTTCCGACTGGCGGCCGATCGGGTCACTATTCACGGCAGAACAGGCCGCACGGCGCTCCCGGATGTTCCGCGAGATCGCCGAGGCCAAGGCTGCCATAAACCGGGCGAAGGGTGGCCCCTCATGACCGCCGCCGAGCCCTGGACCACACACGGTGTCGACCTGTACGACGACGGCCTCGGCGGGCTGAAGGCGTACCGCGGGCACGAGTTCGTGGGTGCAGCGTTCCCGAGCGTCGTTCATGAGGCGGCCGGTTCCTGGTTCGGCCGCCGCCGGGGTGAGACGGCCCGCCGTTTCGACACCCGTCACGCCGCCCTCGCACATCTGGTGGGCGGCTGTCCGGACTGCACGTGCGACCAGGCGCTTTGTGAGAGCGATGAGACAGGCGACAGCTGCCTGGACTGCGGGGCGTGCCTGCACGGATGCCCTGAAGACGAGCACGACATGACCAAGGAGACGCGATGAACCCACCCAGAATCGCCCAGGTCGCCATCTTCCTGGGGCTCTCGGCCGTGCTGTTCGTCCTGTTCCGCTTCGCGCGGCCGGTCGGCGAAGGGGCAGCGGTGTTCTGCATCAGTTGGGCGCTCTCTGATATCGCGAAGTGGCTGGCGACCGGAACGCGGTCCACCATCCGAAACGGCGCCAAGGAGAAGCGATGAGCTACGACGTGTGGTTGACGATCGACACTGGAGGCGATGAGCCGGGCTGTGTCGCCGACTGCGGCAACATGACCTCGAACGTCGGTCCCGTCTGGCGACATGTAGGCGCCGACGTGGCCGAGTTCCACGGCAAGTTGGCCGGCGACTGTCTCCCGGCCCTTGTTGAGGGGCTTCGGCAACTGGACGCGGCACCTCGGGCCTTCGACCACCTGGTCCGCGGCGGCGGCGAATGGGGGACGGTCGAGTCCGCGATCGAGTACTTGACCCAGCTGGAGAAAGACTTCCGGGCGCACCCGAAGGCAACCGTGCGGGTGTCTCGATGACCGACCCGATGGCGACCTTCGTGGTCGAGTACCCCGGGGGCGCGTCGTGAGGGGTCAGTTCTGTCGTGGCGGGCGCTCGGGGAGCTTGGCGCCGGGCTCGCGTAGGTACCAGGCGACCAGGGAGCGGATGACCTCGGAGCGACCGCGATCGCCGACGAGCAGGCCGAGGCGATCCCACAGCGGATCGGAGAGCGCGATCTGCCTGCGCGTCGTCTTCCGCCGCTTGTTCGGGTTCGGCTCGGCCATGACCTAAAGGTAGCGGCGTGTCGGTACACGACACGCCTCCCTTTGACTTGAGTGTACGTACACGACCGGATAGGCTAAGTACGTACACGGATTGAGCATTGACCCAGCTAGGAGAGGAGATGCCGAGTGGCACACAAGACGCTTTACATCCGCGCTGCGGACGAATCACTCTGGTCTGCCGCTCAGCGTGTCGCAGACAGGGCGGACGTCAGTGTCAGCCAGATAGTCGCCGAGGCGCTGAAGCACCAGCTCCCACTGGTTGTCGCCGACATCGAGCGGCAGAAGCACGAGCAGCCGGTCGACGAGTGGGCTCAGTTCGCCGCCGATGTCGCCTGACCAGCCCCCACCGTTCACCGTCGAGAGGAGTCCGCGTGCCCACCATCTTGCAGCTCATGCGAGCAGTGCGCGGGTCCTGCCTGCCCTCTACGGACAGGCACATCCTCATGACGCTAATCTCGCTCGCTGACCCCGACTCGGGCATCATTCCCGAACGATTCCAGCCGAGCTTTTCGGACCTTGCCCGTTTCACAGGGCTCGGTCGTTCGACTGTTGGCCGGCGCCTCCCTTTCATCGAGGAGGCCGGGTGGATTAAGCGCACCGCCCCTTCCTTGGCGGCGGCGTGGAAGGACAAGGAAAAGAACTCATACCTTCTTCTGATCCCGGCTCAGGTTGCGCGCGATGAGGGTGCCGATGACGACGAGGAGGGTGAACCGACTAGTCCCAGAGCGGGACTAGTCCCACAGGGAGACCAGTCAAATGACCAGTCCCGGAGCGGGACTAGTCCCAGAGCGGGACTAGGACTAGTCCCAGAGGGAGACCGGACTAGTCCCACAGCGGGACTCGAAGTACCGGACCTTCGTACCAAGCGTTCCAATACACCTCCTTCGGAGGTGTTGTTCGACGTGGACGTCGAACCGCCACCCACCGACGACGAACCCAAGAAGCGTCCACGTCGCAAGACGAAGGTCGCCGACGAGGACCGGGCTGACGTCGTCGAGATCTGCGAGTACCTCGCGAATGCGGTAGCGGCCGGCGGATCGAAAAGGCCGCCGATCGGCAAGAAATGGTTCACCGAAGCGCGGCTGCTTCTCGACGAAAAACGAGATCCGCAGGCAACCACCGAAAAGGTCAAAGCCCTCATCGACTGGATCCAGAGCAATGACTGGTGGAAGCCAAGAGTCCTCGCAATGCCGAAACTGCGCGCCAAGTACGACGAGATTCGCCTCGACGCCGTTCGGGACTTCAAGCGCAAGCAGGCGGTCCAGAACGAGCAGCCCCGCAGCGGCAGCCGTGGACAGCCGTGGCAGCCGCCCTCCGACCAGGCCGACTACGACAAGCCTTTCTCTGGAGCGACTCAATGAACATCACCGACAAGGCCCGCGGGATTCTCGCTCAACACGGCGTGGACATCGACCAGCTTGGCGACGCCCCGCCCGTCGACGTCACCGCGATCCTGCTGGAGAACGCCACCGCCGCCTATAACGCGTTCGTCCCCGAAGAGTTTGTCGACTCCTGCATCGAAAACCCGGAGGTCGACGACTGGATCGGGCGGTTCCTGGCCGGCGCGTCGGTGCCGCCTCTGCTGATGCTCGGCGGGCTCGGCACCGGCAAGTCATCGCACTGCTACGCCGCGGTCCGGGAGTGCCTGTTCGGCCGCGCCCGGCAACGGCAGACGCTGACCTGGCATTTGACCAGCTACGCCAAGTTCAACGCCGCAATGCGTCCCACCTCGGACGACGGTCACCTGACCGCGTTCGCGAACGCCGAGCGGGTGGAGTTGCTGGTCCTGGACGACCTCGGCGCCGGCATTAGCACAGACTGGACCGCTGACACTCTGTACCGCCTCGTCGATGAGCGGTGGGCGCGGCACCGGGCAACGATCGTCACCTCGAACTTCACGCCGGAGCAGTTGGAGCAGAAGATCGACCCGCGCGTGGTTTCCCGCCTTGCCTCGGGCCGGGTTGTCCGGCTGAAGGGCCGCGACCGCCGCTTCACCGGGGGCCGGCGGTGACCGACGGGTACGGAAATCCGCTGCAGGATCTGGCCGCCGAGCAGGCCACCGTCGGCGCGATGCTGCTGTCCCGCACGGTCGTCTCTGACGTCATGGAGGTCGTGAACGCGCAGGATTTCGGCGATCCCGCGCACCGCATCCTGTTCGCGGTGATCGCCGAGCTGCACGGCAAGGGCGAGCCGATCGACGCGCTGATGGTCAGCAAGGCTCTTGCCGACTCCGGTGATCTCCTGCGCGTCGGTGGTGCGCCCTACCTGCACACGCTGATTGAGGCGGTGCCGACGGTCAGCAATGCCACCCACTACGCCCGGATCGTCGCCGACTACGCAACTCTGCGAAACCTCGACGCGGTATGCGTGAGGATCCGCCAGAAGATCCACTCCCGCACCGACTCTCCCGCCGACCTGGTTGAGGAGGCCCGCGTTCTGGTCGCCGACCTCGCGGGCCGAGCCGCGTCGACCGACGGCCCAGTCATCTGGAATGACATCACCGAAGAGGGTTTGGACGCAGCCAACGCCAGGGAAGCCCGCCGCGACGCCGGGGAAGTGGGGGGAATTCCGACGGGCCTGCCCGACCTCGACCGGGTCATCCACGGGCTGCAGCCCGGCCAGGTTTACGTGATCGCAGGCGAGTCCGGCTCCGGGAAGTCCACCTTGGCGGGCGACCTCGTCAGGTCTTCGGCGTTCGCCAACGACGAGCCGACCCTGTACTTCGCGCTGGAGATGAGCCGCGTGGAGATGTTCAACAAGCTGGTCTGCGCCCAGGCGGGGGTGCTGCACGATCGTCTGGTCGAGGGGACGCTGGATCTCGACGACTGGACGGCCATCGGCAAGGTTTGCGGGAAGACCCGCGATGCGCCGCTGTTCATCGACGAGTCGGGCCGGTTGAGCGTCGCGGACATGCGCGTCCGCGCTCTGAGGATCAAGCGTGAACGCGGACTGAAGGTCATCGTGGTGGACCTGATCGGTCTTGCGGCGCCGGCGTTGAACTCGGCACCCCGTGAGCAGCAGGTCGCGGACATCTCCCGCAGGCTGCACGCCCTGTCGAAGGAACTTCAGGTCGCGGTGGTGGTGGTTGGGCCGATGAAACCCAACCACCACGCCCCCGCCGACAAAAGCCCCGCCCTACACGATTTGCGGGAGTCGGCGCAGATTGGTCACGACGCCGCCGCAGTGATTCTCGTGTACCGGCCGGAGAAGGCCGACCGGAAGACCCAACGCGTGGGCGAGGCCGATTTGATCATCGACAAGAACCGATTCGGTGCGGAGACCACTCTCACCGTCGCAGCCCAGCTGCACTACTCGCGGTTCGTCTCCATGGCGAACGCATAACCGAAAGGAAGTCGATGACTCTCATTGAGTGGACCTGCGAAACCTGTGGGGTCGACACCCACGGCAAGGGGGCGATCCACATCCCCTTTGCGTCGATCCGGGCGATCTCGGAGGCGGAGAAGGCGTGGGAACGCCGGGACCGTCTCGCCGGGACGCAGTTCACGCTGTCGCACGACTCCGACGAACTGATGGCTCCGCCACCGGCTCTGTGGAAGGTCGAGTGCGACCGGTGCGCCGGCACGTGCGACGGCTCGTACGACATCGGCCTGTGGCAGGTGCGGACGGTGGCCGACCTGGACCGGTGGACGGAGCACCTGTCTTCGAAGACGTGGCTTTCGGCGTCGAACTGGTCGATGGTCGTCGCCTCGGTCGCCGAGCGCATGACGGTCTGATCCACCTGAGGGGCGGGGACCTTAATGATTCCAGCACTCAGGTCCCCGCGCCCCTGGTTCTACCGCACCGCCCGTCCGAACCCAAGCCAATCGATCAAGGAGTGACCATGCTGCACGAGCTGAAGACCTGGCCCGGCTACTTCGAGCGCATCGAGGACGGCACGAAGACGTTCGAGATCCGCCGCAACGACCGCGGCTTCCAGACGGGTGACGTCCTGCAACTGCGCGAGTACGACCCGACCGGCGACCACGACGAGTGCGCTGACGACCACTGTTCGACGAAGCGATACACCGGCCGGGAAGCGTTCCGCAAGGTCGGCTTCGTTGCCGCCGGCACCCTGTTCGGACTGGAACTCGGTGAGCACGTCGTCATGTCGCTGGTGCGCGGATGACTACCGACGGCACCCCGACCCGGTTGACCCTCTTCGCTCACCCGCAGGCAATGTCCGCGCTCGACCTGATCGCAGCCGAGCTGGGCGTCGGCCGGACTGACGCGGTGAACCGGGCGCTGGAGGTGTACGCAGCCCTGCTGTCGGTCGAGAAGCGCCAACTCATCGTCCTGGACCGGCCGGACGGGTCGCTGTTCACGGTGGAGGTGCGGCCGTGACCGTTTGGCCTACGGTGATGGTGACCGGCCACCGCCCGCAGCATCTCGCCCCGGACGTCCACGGCTGGGTCCGCTCGGAGCTCGCCCGCCTCGCCGTGAAGCTCAAGACCGAGCACGGCATGGCCTGCGGGGTCTCCGGGATGGCGATCGGCGCTGACCTGTGGTGGGCGGACGCACTCATCACCAACGGCATCCCGCTCTGGGCACACGTGCCGTTCCCGCAGCAACCCGACCGCTGGCGTGCCGAGGACCGGGCGGAGTGGCAGCGGCTGCTCGGGCTCGCCGTGAAGACGACCACCTACGGCCCTGACTTCGGCGTGAAGCTGCTGCACGCCCGCAACGACGGGATGATCCGGGTCAGCGCTGCCGCGATTGCGGTTCTCCTGCCGGGCAAGACCGACGGCGGGACCGCCTCGGCCGTGCGGAAGGCGACGGCGCAGGGCATGCCGATCATCCACATCAACCCTGAGGCGCGGACCACGACGCTGCGGCGACCCGAGCGCAAGGCCGCCTGAGTGTTCCCCCGCCCGGCCGCGCCACCGACGAGGCCCTGCGAGCGGTGTCACACACCGACCCGCATCGACCGAGTGATCAGAGGCCATGGGCGCAGCTGTGCGGAACTGCTCGGCTTGACGGGCCGCACGCACGACACCAGCCAGGACGGGCCCGACCTGCTCGACCTGCTGAACGACGAACCGGAGGATCATTGTGATGGCTGGGACCACTGCTGACCATGAAGCTCCGAGGCGCAGCCCGGACGCGCACCCGGACGGCTACCTGTCCACGGCCTGCCTGCACGGGCTGCACGACTACTGCAAGGCGTACACGGGGGCAGCGGGCACCAAGATCCCGGCTCAGTGCAAATTTTGCGGCGCCCACTGCCGTTGCCAGCACCCCGGCTGCCACGCGCTCGCCGAGGACAGCGCCCAACCCACCGCGCGCGGCCTCCAGTGCTACGTGGAGCTTCCAGAAGGGCCCGACGGGCACACCGGTACGTCTGACCCGCCACAGGCGCTCTCAGCTGGTTCGGCGGGTCATGCGCCCGATGGATCGGTAGCCGATCAGCTATATGGCAGGCTGAGCCCGTGAAACCCCCCACCGACTGGTACAAGTCCAGTTTTTGCGGCAACGGCGCCTGCGTCGAAGTCGCCCAGGCCGACGGCCAGTTCCTCGTCCGCGACTCCAAGGGTGGCGAAGGCGGAAACTTCCTGACCTTCGACCGCAACGAATGGGCCGAGTTCGTCAACGGTGTGCGAGCCGGGGAATTCGACCCGGCCTGACCCGGAAGTGGCAGGCTCGCATGTAGCCTGACCTGCGGATATACTGATCGGATGGGGGTGAACGTGGAACTGCTCGACCAAATCGACCGGCTCGTTGATGGGCTGTGCCCGTGTGGCGCCGAACCCCGCGACGGCTCCGCGTACTGCTCCTACGACTGCGAACCCAACCACGTCTCCGTCCACACCGACCAGCGGGAGTTCGGCGAATACGCCACCCCGATGCGCTGGCGGCCCGACCTCGTCACCGGGGTCGACGACACCGGCCTCGATCCGGTCGAGCCACCCGCAGGCATGGAGAACTTCGGCTACGACGGCGTTCACAACGTCACCCTTTTTCGGCGCGCAGGAACCAGCCGTTGGCACCTACGCCTCGACGACGGGCACCGCTTCGTCGGCGCCGACATCGACCCGGCGGGAAGCCCGGACGAAGTGCAGCGGCAGGTGTCAGGCACCTGGGAGCGCCTCGAACGGGAACTCGGCAACAGCCGGCACGTCGAAGTCGACCCGTGGGCGGACGCGCTCGGCGACGACGAGGACTGGCGGCTGACCGACGCGGAGATGCTGTTGGTAAGCAACCCGTCGTTCCCGTCCTGGCTCTCCGGAGCCGTGGACAACGCCACAGCGCACTACTACGCCGAGAGGCTGGCCCGCTCGGGAGGAGTGGACCCGCGGCTATCCGGCTCAGTGTTCGTCGCCTCGCCCGAAGCCGACCGCGGCCCGGTCACGATGACACCGGACAACCGCTATGGCGCGTTCCGTCTCTCCCGCGCCGACGGCGGGCTGATCACCCACTACGAGATCGAACTTGATGCACCCGAGGGCGTGCCACTCCTGGATGCGCTCGTCGTCGCCCAGTCGGGGGCGGCGTTACGGGAGCGTGCCCGACTCCTCGCCGAGCAGAGTCCGGGTTTGGCCTTCAGTCGCCTCGGCGAGCGGATCGGCGACGCTTTGGAGGAACTCGGCCGCACCATGCGGCCCGCCTTCGAAGCGTTCAATCGGGACGCCGCTCGCCGCTTCCCCCAACCGCATCCCGAACCCGACACGCCGATGCTCGCCGCGATCGAAGCCCGCCGGAACCGCAACACCGGACCTGAACAGCGCCAGCGGGCACCCCGGCAGATCAACCCCCGCCGCAGATAGCGAGACGGCGTCGGAACTCGCATCCCGACGCCGTCCACTAGCACCCTTGCTAGAACCTGCCACCTGTCGCGCACCAGCGAGGATAGCCGCTAGCTGCGCGAATGGGGTGCACCAATGGACGACACGCGGACCTGTCTCAGCGAAACCCGCTGCAAGGCGTACGACCCGGTCGGCAAACACGCCCGCCCGACCACCGAGCCGCTCTGCCCGGCCTGCCTCGACGACGCCGGACGCGACACCCGCTCCCTGGTCTACGACTACCTCGACCTCGCCCAACTCCACGAAGCGGCCATGTCGCAGGCCATCACCGAGAAGACCGCCGGCAGCAAAGAGAAGCAGATGCTGCTGGTCGCCCACGTCGAAGCCCTCCAAGCCGAAATGGTGCACGTCGCCACCACCTGGGAGTACGAGGTCCGGGTCGCCGCACATCTGTCCGACCCGTCAGTGCTCGCCCCGATCGCCGACTGGCACACCACCCTCAGCAGGCCCCCGCCCCCGGCGAAGATGCGCGGCGGCGCCCAACTGCAACGCGCGGTTGGCATCCTCGGCCCACACCTACGGGCACTGTCGCTGATACCCGCCACCGCCGTCTGCCCCACCGGCGTCGAGGACGACCCGGTCGACGTAGCCGGCTGGGAGGCGGTCCTGCAGATCGCCGGCCTGCACGGCCGGGCGAAGTCCACCCTGGGGCGCACCCGACGCACGTTCTGGATTCCCGGTGAGTGCTGGGCGTGCAAGGCCAAGCCTGTCCAGGGCGTCGACGGGCCCCTGCTTCGCAGTGAACCGCTCCGGTTTGAAGACCCGATGCAGGTCGGCTGCGACCGCTGCCACGCCACCCGCCCATACCCGGACTACGAGATCTACATGACCGGCCTGCTCTGGCCCGACACCCTCGTCCGGATCGCCGCATGAACCCTGACCTCGACAGACAAGACCGCAGATCGCTCTGGCCGTACCCGCTGGACACCGCCCTGGACCGGGCCCGGAAGGTCGCCGGGATGTACCGGGCCCGGCTCAGGGCGCTCGACGTCGGCGCCTGCGACATCCTCGACGACACCGCGGTCAGCTTCGGCGAGGACTGGATGCTGGAGAAACCCGACATCGTCGACCCGGACCGGGAACTCACCACCGCTGAGGCCGCCGAACTTGTCCGGGTCCACCCGGACACCATCCGCAAATGGGCGTGCGCGAAGCACCCCACCGACCGGGACAAGCCGCTGCTGCCTCGGTTCAAGAAGCGCGGACGGGAACGCACCTACCTCGCCGGACGAGTCTTGGAGGCTGCGGCGATCGTGCGGCGCGCGCAACACACCCGGGCTCGAGACTTGCGGTGAACTGTGTTTTGCGCATATGTTTCGCGCTAGTACCGCTGTCTTGATCGCCCGCCTGAGCTGCCGCTCGGCGGGCCTTTTGCATTTCCGGGGGCAGTCCCCGTGAAGCGCGAAGGCGAGGCAGCGTGGAGATCCTCAACCCGACCCTCGCCTTCAGCCTCGGCCTCCTGGTCGGTGCAGGTACGGCTGAACGCCCGCTCACCGTCTGCAGCCTCGGGCACCTTGTCGTGGCCGGGAACAGTCACTACGCCCCCGAAGCGCTCACCGCCGACTTGAAGGCGCTCACATGCCGCCTCGTCGAGCGCTGCGGCACCCGAACGAATCCCTGAGCGGAAGGCCAGTCGCATGTTCGACCAGCTCCGCGAGCACATCCGAACCGGCGTCCGCAGCTACCTCGGCACGGACGCCCTGCCCCGATTGGAGTCGACCATGTCCGACTGGCTCACCGTCCTCAACGGCCTCGTCACCCAGACCTCCGAGGCGTCCGCCGCCCAGCAGGCGTCCTTCCTGAACCTGCACAACGGCATCAACCGCCTCGACGGGCAGATCGCTGACCTGCAGCAGCAGTTGGCCGACGCCCTCGCCAACAGCGGCACCGTCACCCCGGAGATGCAGGCACTCGCAGACCAGATCTCCACGTCGCTCGACGACATGAAGACCGCGGCGGACACCGCCGACGACGGTTTCGAGCCAGTCGCAGCACCCGTCGAGCCGACGACTCCGGTCGAGACGGCCCCGGTGGGCGACGAGCCGACCGCGTAACTCCGTGGATGGCGTACGGGCCGTGCTGCTGCGAACGCCGCGGCCCGCGCCGTCTACGGAGAGTAAGCGTTAGTGATCTTCAACCCGGGTCTACAGCAACAATCATGACCTAGAGTGAGGATCGGGGTGAGAGCGTGTGCCGCCCCGCCTCCCCGACGACAAGCGCGCGGCGATCCTCGCCGACATCAAAGCCGGGACCAAGGGTCGCGCGCAGATAGCTCGTGATCATGGGGTCAACCCGCAGACTGTCGGAAACATCGCCAAGCGGGCAGGCGTCGTCGACGCGTTTAGTCGGCTACAGACCGAAAACGCTACGCGCGCGGCAGCCATCGACAGCAAAGCCCTTCGCGTGTCGACCGCTCGCCGGTTCCTCGACAAGACCAACGAACTTCTTGATCAGATGGACGAGCCGCACTTGGTATTCAACTTCGGCGGCAAGGACAACACCTACGAGGAACATCTGCTCAAGAAGCCACCGACCGGCGACTTGAAGAATCTGATGGTGTCGGCGGCGACCGCGATCGACAAGCACTTGGTACTCGAGCGACATGACTCAGCGAGCAGCGACGCGGCTTCGTCTCTACTCGATGCAGTCGCAAACGGCCTGCAGACTGCCTACGAATCACTCGGTGGCGCATCGGATAAAAGCGCCGATTCCGATAGAATAGAAATGTAAGGGCCCGGCGACGAGTTGCACCTCGCCCCGGGCTATGGCCGAACCCATGCGAGGGGTCCGACATGCCCGACGATACCTGCTGTGTGCAGGAATGCACGCGACCCGTCAAGGTCAAGAGCCGCGAGCTTTGCGGCATGCACGACATGCGACGGCGGCGCCACGGAGATGTTCAGCCTGACCACCCGTGCCGGGACGACCGTCGCGAAGATGGTCAGCTCTGGTGCTCCCGCTGCGAGACCTACAAGGAGCCCGACGGCTTCTACCGCAATCGGGCAACAAAGACTGGCTTCGACGGTGTTTGCATAGCCTGCACGATTCGGCGGCGGACCGAGAGCAGGGTTGCCCGCGCGGTCGCGCGGAAAGCGTGGATCGACCAGCCAGGCGTGCGAGACCGGATCAAAGCCAACAAGCGCCGCTACTACCGTTCCATAGACAAGGAGCGCGCGAACGAGATCAAGCGTGCGTGGCGGAAGAACAACCCTGAGCGCTTGCGGCACCAGATCCGCGCCCAGAACGCTGCTCGTTACGCCCGGATCAAGAACGCGCCGGGAAAGTCGACCGCCGTCCAGGGCGCGGCCCGGTGGGACTACTACGGCGGGCGGTGTTGGATGTGCGGAGCCCCGGCAACCGACACGGATCACGTCAAGCCGCTCGCTGGAGGCGGCTCGAACTGGCCTGCGAATTTGCGGCCATCGTGCAGCACCTGCAACCGCAGCAAGTCGGATGCATGGCCGTATGAACCCGACCCCCTCGCTCGCGCTCTCAGCGAAGCAGATCGCTTCGATCGTCCAGTCGCGGCATAGCCGAATTTCGCTTTGGAGTGGAGCTGTCCGCTCGGGAAAACAATCGCCTCCCTGATTGCCTTTGTTCTGGCCCTCAGGGAGGCGCCCCGTTCGGGGCTCATTATCGTTGCGGGCAGGACGCTTCAGACGATCGAACGTAACCTGCTCGATCCACTTCAGGACTTGGCCCTGTTCGGCGCCGTTGCCGACACGGTGCAGCACACGCGGGGATCGAACGTTGCGACCATCCTCGGTCGCACGGTGCACCTCATCGGCGCCAACGATGCCCGCAGCGAGGGTCGCCTTCGAGGCTTGACCGCCTGTCTAGGGATGATCGATGAGGCCACTCTTGTCCCGAAAGCGTTCTTCACGCAGTTCCTGGCGCGACTCTCCGTTCCCGGTGCACGCCTTCTTTTGACAACCAACCCCGATGGGCCTGCGCACTGGCTTCGCAAGGAGTTCATTCAGCGTGCCGGCGAGCTTGACCTGGCGCACTTCCACTTCACGCTAGACGACAACCCGTCACTCGCTCCCGAGTACCTGGCCGCCATCAAGGCCGAGTTCACCGGCATGTGGTTCAAGCGCATGGTCCTTGGCCTGTGGGTTTCGGCCGAGGGCGCCGTCTACGACATGTGGGACCCGGACCGCCACGTCATCGACCTGCTCCCGCCGATCTGGCGGTGGATCTGCGCGTCGGTAGATTATGGAACGTCTAACCCGCTCCACGCCCTTCTGCTCGGAATCGACGCCTCGCAGACGATCTACGTCGCGTCGGAGTGGCGGCACAGCGCGCGCGACACCCGCCGGTCGATGACGGACGCCGAGTACTCCGCGGAGCTGAAGCGGTGGCTGGCCGAGTACCGGCAGCCGGGACACCACGTCGCTGGGGTCACGCCGGAGGCGATCGTCGTCGACCCGTCGGCGGCCTCGTTCATCGAGCAGTTGTGGCGCGACCGGATGACACCGACGCCTGCCGACAACGCGGTGGCCGACGGTATCCGTCTGGTGTCCAGCGTTCTCGGCGCCGGGAAGCTCAAGGTTCACCGGTCCTGCAAGCACCTGATCGACGAGTTCCCCGGCTACTCGTGGGACGAGAAGAAGGCTATGCGCGGCGTGGACGCCCCGATCAAGGTCGACGACCACGGTTTGGACGCGGTTCGCTACGGCATCAAGACCACCGAGGGCACGTGGCGCCGCCCGATGGGTGTCCAGGTGCCGTACGGCTCCGGCTCCACCGATCTGGACTTGGCCAGCGCCGCCATGTAGCCGTGAGCGGGGGTCAGCCGTGACTGCCCCCACGACCACCAAGGGCTACGTCGACCCGCACATGCTGGGCAGTAGCCAGTACGCGTCGCTGTACCTGGACATCCTCGAGCACGTCCCGGACCTGACGTTCCCGCTGTCGATCCCGGTCTACGCCCGCATGCGCCGCGACCCGAAGCTGGCCGCGGTCATCCAATCGTGGACGTTGAACCTGCGCCGCGCCCAATGGCAGTTAGACCCGTCCGGCTGCCGACCGTCGGTGGTCAAACTCGTCGCCGACGGTATGGGTCTCGCCGTACAGGGCAAGGACAAGCCGGGGCCGACCCGGCTGCGTGGCGTGTCCTGGGGCGACCATCTGGCCGCAGCGCTGCGGGCAGTGCCGTTCGGCTTCTCGGCGTTCGAACTCCAGGCGGACACCTCCGACGGCAAGACAGCCCAGTTGTCCGGGCTGTGGGAACGCCCGCAGTGGACCATCAACCACCTGCACGTCGACGGCAAGACGGGCACGCTGGTCGGGGTCACCCAGGACGGCGCCTGGAACGACAAGTCACCGCAGATCCTGGCAAAGAACATGGCGTTCTACGTGCGGGAACGTGAGGGCTCCAACTGGGCTGGTCATTCGCTGCTGCGTTCCTCGTACGCTTCCTGGCTGATCAAGGAGGAGGTGCGCCGGGCCTACGCCATCGCCAACGTGCGGTGGAGCGCCGGAGTCCCGGTCATGGAGGCCCTGCCCGGCACGAACCCGACACCCACCCAGATGTCCGAGGCGCAGCAGCTGGCGTCGGCGTCCCGGGCTGGCATCGCCGCAGGCGCCGCAACACCGCCGGGCTTCTCCATGAAGATCCTGGGTATCACCGGGTCACTGCCGCCGACGCAGGAGTTTCTGCGCTGGCTGGACGAGCAGATGACTTCGAGTGCCCTGCTCGGCGTCCTCGACCTGGGGCAGACCGCCCACGGGTCCCGGGCGCTCGGCGAAACGTTCCTCGACAGCTTCCACCTGGCCCTCGAGTCCGAGGGTGAACTGATTGCCGACGTCGCCACCCGGCAGGTTGCGGCGCGGATCGTCAACTGGAACTTCGGCGAGGACGAGCAGGTCCCCCGGGTGGTCGTGTCCGGGATCGGCGACCGCCGTGAGGTGACCGCCCAGTCCCTGCAACTGCTGCTGTCGTCGGGTGCGCTGGCCGCGGACCCGAACCTCGAGTCGTGGGTGCGCCGCGAGTACCGACTGCCCGAGCGTGACCCGAACACCCCGGTGCAGACGGCCACGAAGGGCGCCCCCGGTCAGCCCGGAGCGCAACCCGGCACAAAGCCTGGAGCGCAGCCCGCCGATCAGGGCGGGCAGCCACAGCCAGCCGTCGGCGCGCAACCGGCCGACGGTTCCGCCCCGACCGGCATGCCCGCCGACGTCGCCGCGCGGCAGGGTGACCTGGACTGGGGACTGTTCGGCGTCGGCAAACCGTCCGGCGACACCCAGCCCACCCTGTTCGACACCACCATCCCACCGCCCACCGCGGGCGACACCGTGGACACCTCCCTTTTCGCGCCGCAGTAACCGGGGGTGGCTGTGCCCGGCCGCCCGCTGTTCGACGAACTGAAGCACCCGAGGGACAAGCACGGCCGGTTCACCAAGTCGCGCACGGTCAAGGCGTCGGCGAAGGACAGGGCGTCGGCGAAGGCGATCGCCTCGGCGTTCACGCCGAGCAAGGACGCGGAGGGTGCGGGCGGCAAGGCCTACCTGGAGAAGATCTCCGGCGGTCAGGGCCAGGATCTGGGCGGTCTGCCCGGGGTCAACACGGCGTTGCGTGCCGGGGACGAGAACGCGCCCGGTGTGGCCGGTTTCGACCAGGCGACGGTCGCCCTGCCCGACGATGTGCTGCTGTCTCGGCTCGTGCCGGGTTCGGCGTTCGGGTCGACCGACCCGCAGGCGCTGGAGGGCATGAAGGTCCGCGACGCCGGGTTCGCGCCCGCGCAACTCGGCACCATTCCCGCCACGCAGGGCGCGGTGCGGATGCATATGGCCGTTCCGGCGGGGACGAAAGCTGTCGTCAACCCGGCCACGGGTGAAGTGGTGCTGGACCGTGACACCGAGATGGTCGTGGCGAAGGTACAGCCGAACTCGGCCGGCGGCCACGACATGTACCTGACGGTGCTGCCGAAGGTCGGGGCGAAGTCGGACAGCAAGACATCCGGGCCGACCCCGGTCAAGAACGTCGACAAGGGCGGTGCTCCCACCGGCACGCCGAAGCCGAACGGCACCGCGAAGGCCACCCCCGACGGGACCCCGACCCAGCACGCCAAGGCCGTCAACGCCGATGTGCCCCCAGGCGGCGACCAGGTCCGCGCCGACCTGATGAAGCTGAAGGTCGCCGACCTGCAGTCGCAGATGCGCGAGCGTGGTCTCAAGCCGGCCAGGTTGCGCAAGTCGCAGCTGGTGGACGCCCTGGTCGCCGACGAGATGGGGCATGACAACACGGCGGGTGGTAAGCCCACCCCGACCGTGCCAGCCAAGAACGACATCCCACCCGCCAGGCAGCCGGACACAACGCCGAACGCCCCGTCGACGCCCGTGGACTCGCAGTCCGTAAGCCCGCAGGAGCGCAGCAAGACGGCGGCGGCCGACATGCTCGACCTGATCAACGCCGGGGTGTCACGCAGCACCATCGCCTCGGCAATGCGGGATCTGCTCGCCGAACACAACCTGAACGGCGACGAAACCCCCGAGTTGAAGAACTTCGTCGACCTGGTCAACAGCCCGGAGGCACAGATCCGCGCCGTCGTACAGGACCTGCTCGCCGAACGTGGCCTGAAGGTCGGCATCGGCAAGTACGTCACGCTCGAAAAGGTCCGCAACCGACTGCCCTCCGCCCTGGACCGGGCCACCGTCGACCACGCGTTGAAGATGCTGGGCCGCGCCGACGCGGCCCTGGTGCCGGAAAGCAACCAGAAGACCCTGACCCGGGAGCAACGCGCCGCCGCCGTCCACCTGGGCGGCCAGGACAAGCACGTCATCGCCCTCAACGGCACCGATCGTGCGAAACTCGCCGAGGCGGCACGAGCGGCGGCAGGCAGTGTCGCCGAACCGGCCAAGAAGACCGAGCCCGGCAAGACGAACACCCCATCAGGTAAGGCGAGCACCGGCTCCAAGGCGCTGTCCGCCGCGCCCGTAGGTCTGCACCGCGGCGACGGTAGTCTGACCGCCGAGCAGACCGCAGGCCTGACCGAATACCAGGACGGGTCGAAGCCCGGCTTCAAGGGCATCAACGCCACCCTGCGCGGGACTCGCACCAGCGACGACAAGACGTCCGCGGCGGTCGCCGGCATCGACTCCGCCATGGCCTCCTCAGCCCTCACCCAGGACGTGGAAACGTGGCGGGGAATCCGCAGCGCCTCGACGATGTTCGGCCCGGACCGGATGTCCGGAGATCTCACCGGCCTGCAGTGGCGTGAAGACGCGTTCGTGTCCACCTCACCCGACCCTGGCGGGGTCAGCGGGTTCGCGGGCACCAGCAATGATCCGATGCGGATGCGGATCGTCGCACCGGCAGGTACGGCCGCGATCGACATGTCCGACCCCGCCGACCCGTCCGAGGTCGAACTTCTCCTGGACCGCGGCCACACCTTCGAAATCGTCGCCGACCATGGCCTGGCCGACGGGGTCCGGCAGGTAGACGTCGTGGTGCAGCCGAAACCGGCCGGGTAGGAGGCGATCGTGGCCCCGACGAGCACGCTCGCCGACAGGATGGACGCCGACTATCAGCCGCCGATCCTGGCCGAGCCGAAGGGTGGGCCCATCCCCTCGGACACTGTCAAGGCGGCAGCCGCCACCGGGAGCCCCGAGGCCATCCAGCAGCAGTGGGAGCGGGCCAAGGCCGACCTGCTGCAGCAGTGGCCGGTAACCGCGCAGCCGATGGTGGACGAACTCGCCGACCAGGCCGAGACTGCAGTCAGCAACGACGACCTGGGCGCGCTCGGCTCCCTCGCCGTTTCCGCCGGTGTGATCGCCGCGGTGGCGATGTTGATGGGCGGCAAGGGTACGAGCCTGGCCAAGGATGCGGCGGCTGGAGTCGTGGCCGAGGCCGCCGGTCAGGGTGTCACCATCGGGTCCCCGGGCAGGCCAGGAGCGGAGCGGGTACGCCAGACGGCTGACGCGGTCGCGCACATCATCGCCTCCGGGTATACGTCGGGTGCCGGACGGGCCGCGCTGCAGCTTGCCGGTGCCAGCCCGGGTGAGGTTCGGGCAGCAGTCGCACAACACCTGACAGAACTTGGTGACAGCATCAACGGGCTCGTCGGCGACAACGTTGGGTCGCTGCTGTCGGCGGCTCAGTTCGCTGGTCGGCTGGCGGTGCTCGAGGCGCATCCGGCGTCCAGTTACCGCGCCACAGAAACCTTGGACACGAACACCTGCCCGGCTTGTTTGGCCGCCAACGGTGAAGAGTTCGCCACGCTCCGCGAGGCGCTCGTCGTCTATCCGTTGAGCGGCCAAAACCGCTCGTGCGCCGGAAGGTCTCGGTGCCGGGGTTACATTATGCCGCTTTGGTAGCCGACAGATGGGACCATCGCGTGTAAGATCTTCCCGCTCTAATGTCATCCACCAGTGACTCGAGGATACCGAATCGTGCCGCGATATCAGCGGCGCCTTCGTCGCTGGCCCTGATCTTACAGACCGTCTTCTCGATCAGGCGCGGTCTGCGGGCATTCGGTGATATCACTTTTGCCGGATCTCCGTGCGTATCGAAACGCCGCAAGTGCTTGATGCAGTACCCCTTGGAGTGATGCTGCGTCTCGCATCCGTCAACTTCGCACTTGCGGTTCTTCGTCCGATCTTCAAACGCCCGAATGAAGGCAAGCGGATCTCCGTGGTTTTGCCAACGAGCGTAGTGCTTGGCGCACCACCCTCTACCGTAATGCGTTTCGTCGCAGTCAGAGATCGAGCAGGTTCCTACCTCACGTGTCTTGACTGGAGTTCCTGCTGGACGTTTCCTTAACGCGGGATCTGCGGACTTTTGGAACTCGGGGTCCTTCATCGCCTCAGTGTCGAGCCATGCCCACGTCTTTCCATTCAGAACGTTCCGAATGGTTGCCCTGCTGACGCCGTAGGTGTTGGCAAGATCGATACGGCTGACACCCGCTGCTGACAACATCCGGATTTGACGGACCGAATCCTCGGTGAGCTTCGCCTGATGGCTGCGTTCGCCGCGTGGCAGGGGGCCATTCCACGCCCGACCACGACGAATCTTGTCATGCATGTTGTCGGCGTGCGTTCCGGGCTGGAGGTGTGCCGGATTCACGCACGGCGGGTTGTCGCAGGAGTGGCGGAGAACGTCGTCCGCCAGGAGCGGTCCCACGTGGATCTGATATGAAATTCGGTGCGCCCGCTGACTCTGCTTCCCTTTCCAGTTCAGTGACCCGTAGCCGGATTCGTTCTTGCCTCCAAGCCATAGCCAGCAGCCCATAGGGCCGTTCTTGTCCACGAACTCCATGAAGAACTCGACGTTTCCGGCGTTGAGCGATCTAGCCGTCCTAGTGGGACGCCTATCGGGGTGATGCGTCATGAATGTATCTTATCAAGGTAGGCGCTTGTGATACCAACCGAGAAGGTGGCTTCCACCCTTGCGAGGCGCAATTCGGTTGAATTGATTAGAACGGGAAGCTGGGCGATCTCGAGCGGCTCTTGGACCCCCACCCGGGCGGACATCCTCGCCGCGGTCGAAGCGCAGTCATGTCCGGCCATCAGGAATCCCCAAATCAAACTCGGCCACATCGACCCCCGGTTCGACGGCCAACCCGCCATGGGCTGGTTCGAGAACCTCCGCGCGGCCGACGGCGGTCACACCCTCGTCGCCGACCAAGTAACACTTCCCTGGCTCGACGGCGTCCAGGCTGCCGCCTACCCCGACCGCAGTGTCGAAGGAAACTACCGACACAAATGCGGCCTGGGACATACCCACCCGTTCGTCATCACCGCTGTGGCGCTGCTCGGCGTCACCCCACCCGGTGTCTCGACCCTGAGGTCGCTGCAAGACCTCCCCGACATGCTCGGCGTCGCCGCCTCCCAAGAGGTTCCGGAAGGGGCTGAACACGTGCAGGTCACCATCCGGGCTGCCGCAGACGACAGCGACGAGGACGACGAAGCCCACGCCGGCGCAATGGTCGCCCTGATCCCCACCGTCGATGATGCGCAGCGCCTGGCAGTCCCGGGTGGCGAGCCGGCCGAACAACTGCACGTCACCCTCGCCTATCTGGGTGAGGCCGCCGCCCTCGACCCCGCCGCGCGGCAGGACATCATCGACGCCGTCTCCACGGCGGTCAACGGCACTCCCGTGGTGGAAGCCTCAGGCTTCAGCGTCGCGATCTTCAATCCGCCGCACAGCGACGACGACGGCGATCCGGGCCAAGACACGTGCATCGTCCTGGGCCTGTCCGGTGACGAGTTGGACGCGGTCCACGAGATGGTGTGCGACGAGCTGCAAGGCATCGACCTGCCACCACAGCACCAGCCCTGGGTGGCGCACACCACGCTGATCTACACCGCCGACCTGACCCGAGCGGCAGCACTCGTCGACCGCACCGGGCCGGTCACGTTCGACCGGGTACGGATCGCGTTCGCCGGCGTGAACATCGACATCCCGCTGATCGACTACGCCGGTCAGGTCGCGGACGAGACGCCCGCCGACTGGGCCCCCGGTTGGGCGGCAGACCCGGGCATGGTCGCCGCAGCCGCAGACCAGAACAGCCTGAAGAAGTACTGGCTGGTCGGCGACGGAGCCACCAAGTGGAAGACCTGGACAGAGCTTTACAACCACATCCGCAAGTTCGTCGCGCCGGACAAGGCCAAGCGGATGGCCGCGCAGTGGTTCCACGAGCGGTACGGGATGTGGCCGGGCTCGAAGGCAAACAAGGGCGTCAAGGCCGGCGCCGGAAACGGAGCCCCACCGATGCCGTCTCGAGCCGAGCGGATCCGTGCCGCCTGGAACACCTCCGGTGCCCCGCACTCGCAGTGGGTGCAGGAAGCTCGGGTCGATGCCGCCGTGGTCGTCGACGACACCGACGCCGCGAACCGCACCTACCAGCTGTACCCGGTCACGTTCGACGGCGATCAGGTGTCCTTCGGTGACCCGCAGCCTTACGACCCGGCCGCCGACCAGGTGCTGGTGTTCGCGTCGGCCGCGGAGTCGCGTCCCGCAGGCACCACCGAGGCGGCCCCCGAGTCGCCCCCGCCGGCCGATTCTTCGGCCCCCGTTCTCCCGGCCGCCGAGCCGGAGCCAGAAATCACCGATCCGAAGGAGGACCTCGTGTCCACCGATCTGAGCGCATTCCGCTCGCGGCTCGGCCTCGACGACACCGCGGACGAGGCGGCCGTCACGGCCGCGATCGACGCGTTGAAGGCGAAGGCCGAGGCTCCCGCCGAGCCCACCCCCGAGATGGTCGCCGCCTCCGCTGCGACCGAGGCCGAGAAGGGTGAGCTCCGCAAGGAGGTCCAGGTCCTCGCGTCCCGCATGGAGCAGGTCACCGCCGAACTCGCCGCGACGAAGGCGCAGGAGCTCGCCATCGTCAAGGCGTCCGTGTTCGACGCGGCGGTCAAGAACGGGCAGATCAAGCCCGCCGACCGTGAGCAGTGGGAGAAGGACTACGACGAAGCCCCCGCCGCCGTCACCCGTGTCCTCGCCTCCATCGCCGTCGGTGCCGCCGTGCCCGTCCTCGCGTCCGGCATCGCCGGGTCGCCGGAGCCCGCCGTCGACGACGAGTTCGAGGCGCTGATCTCCCGCATCGACAGCCCCACCGGAAAGGTGGCCTGATTATGGCTGCGTACGAACCGAAGTTCCTCTACTCCGATGTCGTCACCGGCACCGCGTCGGCGACCATCACCGCCGGTCAGGTCCTCATCGTGTCCGGCAACGGCACGGTCGGCCCGGCCGGCGCGTCCGGCGCGGCCGTGATCGGGGTGGCCGCGTTCGACGCGGTCAACACCGACCGGGTGTCGTACTTCCCGCGCGGGAAGATCCACGTGACGACCGCGTCAGGTGCGATCACCGCCGCCGCCCGGGTGGATGCGGGTGCCGCCGGAACTGTCGTGACGTCGGCAAACGCGCTGACCAACATCGGCGTCGCCCTCACCACGGCCATCGACACCGGCCCGTGCGAGTGGATGGAGTTCTGAGTTCTGTCAGCTGAGCTGACCGGACGACTTCAGACCCGCATCAAGCACCAAAGCCCCAAGGCCCCCACGCACTGCGCGTGCCGGGGCCTTTTTGCTGCCCGGCTAACGGGCTCTTCGAAAGGTGACCCCGAATGCCGGGCGCATATCCCCCCTCCGGACCCACGCTGTCCGGTGACCTGCTCACCATCCACCGCCTCCTACAGAACCCCACCTACCTGCAGCGGCGCCTGCGCACCATCGCCGAACTGCGGTTCGTCGCCGACCGGATCCTCACCCAGAGGCTGCGTTCGGCGGGCGGAGCGGTCGCCTACGAGACGTCCGAGCCGATCGTCAACGCGCGGGCCATCGAGTCCGTCGCGGCGGGCGCCGAATACCCGCGGGACACCCCCGCGGACGGCACCGCCGCGCTGGCCAAGGTCTCCAAATGGGGCCAGGCGGTGCAGCTCACCGACGAGAAGCTGAAGCGTTCGGTGTACATGGGTGACGAACTGAACCGGACCCTGCGTAAGGTCGCGAACACGGTCATCCAGAAGGTCGACAAGCTGACCACGGCGGCGGTCGGATCCGCCGTCACGAACACGGTCGCGGCGACGGCGGCGTGGAACGCGGCCACCCCGATGCTGTTCCGCGACGTGGAGCTCGGCGGCGCGTACATCGTCGACCGGAACATGGGCTACCTCCCCAACACGGTCCTTATGTCGACGACGAAGTACGCGATGCTCGTCACCGACCCGGCCATCGCCGCCCTGCGCAAGCGGGAGGACTCGACCAACCCGATCTACGGCGGGGAGATCGAGACGCTGGGCAAGTACCAGATCATCGCGACTGCCGCGTCGAACCTGCCGTCGGACGATGTGTGGGTGTTCGACCGTGACGCCCTGGGCGGGATGGCGGACGAGGTCGAGGTCGACCCGGGCTACGCGACGATGGACAACAACCTGCAGTACCAGAACGAGCGGGTCGCGAAGCGCGACTCGTGGGACATCTGGGCCCGCCGCATCACCGTCCCGGTCGTGCTGGAGCCGGCGGCAGCGGTGAAGATCACCGGTACTGGGGCGCTGGGCTGATGGCCGCGCAGTATCAGGTGGTCGCCGAGTGCGCCCACGTCACCATGGCGACCGCGTCGGGCCGGATGCTGGTGCTACTGCTCAAGGGCGCGATCGTCCCGGCGGACGCCCCGGAGCTCGCACGGCTGCTGGACCTCGGCTATGTGGCGAAGGTCGGCGGCGACGAGACCGGCGGCGTGGATGCTGCCGGAATCCCGGCGGGCGCCTACGACGCCGACGTTCCGGTGGCCGTCACCACCACGCCGGTGGAGAAGTCCGAGGAGCAGCGTAAGGCCGACGCGGAGTCTGCCGAGAAGGCCAAGGCCGACGCCGAGGTGGCGGACAGACGTGCCGCGGCGAAGGCGAAGCTGCCCGCCGACGGTTCGGCCCCGCACGGCAACGCCGCCAAGGAGGTCTGGGTCGAATACCTGGCCGCCAACGGCTACGACTACGCCGAGCTGATCAAGCAGGACAAGGCCGACCTGGTCGGCCTGGCCAAGTAGTAGACGCGGGACCGGCTGTTCGGACGTGGGCGGCCGGCCCCGCTCCACCCTTTCGCCGCTTCGGGCGGCACCTTCCCTAGCGCCCGAGGAGCACCCTCATGCCCGGCGTCCTCGCCCTTCTGGGCGTCATCCTCCTGATCCTCGCCGGGCTGGGCGTAGCCGCACCCCGGTTCCAGCCCGGTTGGCTCGGCCTCGGACTCCTGGCCCTCGCGCTCATGTGGGCGCCCATCACCGCGATCGGGGGCTGAGATGGCGAACCCGAGGTACGTGACGCTGGTCGCCGACACCGACACCCCCGTCACGTTGGACGCCAACTACGGGGCGGTCGAAGTGTCGCTCATCGCCAACGGGGCGACCACCCAGTTCAACGCCACCGGCACGGCGATCGCCTCGTCGACGCTGACCGACGGCAACCATGCGCTGACCACGACCCTGCTCAGCAAGACCGTCATCGACGGTACGGCCGGGGCCGCCTCGGTGGTGCACCTGCGCTCGTCGGGCACTCCGACTGTGGCGGTGTATGGCCTGTGAGCCCGGTCAACTACGGCTACGCAGTCGCTGCCGGTGGCGGGTCTTCCGGCCCGGACGCCACCAAGGTCGACAAGTACGCGAGTTCCAGCAAGACGACCAGCTTCACCGCTGCCCCCGGCAACGTCTACCTGGTCGACACCACCGCCGGGACTGTCACCGCCACCCTGCCCGCAGCGTCCGTCGCCGGGCAGTCGCTGGTGATCAAACGGGTCGCGGGCACCAACCCGGTCACCGTCGTGCGGGCCGGGTCGGACACCATCGGCGCTGCCGCCATCACGGCGGACATCACCCTCGACAACGAGTCGTGGGAGCTGGTGTCGTCCGGGTCAGGGCAGTGGAATTTGACGGCGGGGAACAAGTCGCTGACGTCGCTCGACGGACGATATGCGCTGAGGGCTGACATCCAGACCTTCACCGCCTCGGGGACCTGGACCAAGCCATCTGGCGCTAAAGCGGTCAGTGTGACCCTTGTCGGCGGCGGCGGAGGAGCCGGATCGGGGCGCAAGGGCGCGGACGGCACTGTCCGCTGCGGCGGCGGCGGCGGCGGGGCTGGGGGTGTGCAGATCAGAGAGTTTTCCGCAGCGGACCTGTCGGCCACAGTCGCGGTCACAGTCGGGGCCGGCGGGGCAGGTGGCGTTGCCGTCACCGCAGACAGCACTGACGGCAACGCGGGTGCGGCTGGGACTCGAACCACGTTCGGGTCCTTTTGTGCTGCGTTCAACGGTGGCGGAGGCTCGGGCGGCACGGCGAGTACCGGAGCCGGCGGGTCGGGAGTGCTCGGCGCAGCTGGGACGGTGGGTGCCGGAGCTAGCGCCAGTGTCACCGGGGGTGCCGGAACGGGTACCAACTCTGGAATCTTCAGTGCTGGTGCAGGGGCGGCCGGCGGCGGCATTACCTCCGCGAACGTGGCCGGCAACGGTGCGTCCGGCGGAGGCACCCACTACGGCGCCATAGTCGGCGGCGGGGCAGGCGGAGTTGTGGACACCACCCCACCGACCAGCGGAACCGCAGCGACAGTCGCCGGGACTCCCGGCCCCGGCGCCGGCTCGGGCGCGGCCTCGGTCACGACCAATGCGCAGGCTGGCGCCGCTGCGGCACTGTATGGCGCAGGGGCGGGCGGCGGCGGGGCATCCAGGAACGGGACTGGCAACTCGGGCGCGGGCGGCGACGGCGCGCCTGGTCGGGCGCTCATCATCACGTACTTCTGACGTCACTGAGTGTCCACCGCCGGCTGCGGGTGGCATGTGCCCCTGCCCGCGTTCGCAAGTAACCCTCCCGCCTGCGTCTCCGAGGAGTCCGTTCATGGCACGTCTGATCGGCCCCGACGACTCCGTGCGGATGTTGGTGCTTACCACCGGTACCAGGGCGGGGACGTTCATTCCGCCCGGGACCGCAGTCCCGTTGTACGCCGACGACCAGGCCAGCGTCCCGGCGGACGTCCTGTCCACCACCGACAGCGTCATCGCGGGTTCTCCCGCACCTGAGGTGATGGTCAACGCCTTCTTCCAGGTGCCGCTGTTCAAATACCCGAACGGTGTAGACGTCGTCTACACCCGGGTCCTCGGCGGACCCGTCGTCCCGTTGTACGCACGCACCGACGACCGCCTCGACACACTCGAAGCCGCAGTCGCGGGCGGCTCCACAAACCTCTCAGCGGAGACTGCGGCGCGGATCGCGGGGGACACCGCGTCCGTGGCCACCGCAGCCGCAGACGCCACCACGAAGGCCAACACGGCGCAGGCGTCCGCGACCAGTGCGGCCTCGTCGGACGCGACCACCAAGGCCAACACGGCCCAGAGTGCAGCCATCAGTGCAGCCGCCGCCGATGCGACCACCAAGGCGAACGCCGCGCAGGCCGCAGCCATCGCCGCTGGGATCGGCGCCGCCGCCGGACTCGCCATCGCTCTCGGAGGAATCTGATGTCGGCCGACTTCAAGCAGGGCCTCAACCTGCTGGGCAAGATCCTCGCCTCCGGGCAACTGGCCGGGACCAGCGACACCACCGTCTACACGGTGCCCGCATCCTCGGCGGTCAAGGTCGCCACGGCGGTGCTCGCCAACGTCACCGGCTCGACGGTCACCGTGTCCGTCTCGGTCGTACCCAGTGGCGGCACCGTCGACGGCACCCACAAGGTCGTCTCCAGCTACTCCCTGGCCGCCAACGACTCGACCAAACTGACCGAGGTCGAAGGGTCGATGCTCGACGCCGGTGCCTTCATCTCCGTCATCGCGTCGACGGGTGCGGCCGTGAACTACCTGCTCACCGGGGCGGTGTCGTCGTGAGTAGGGCCAGCCGCAGGAACAGCCGCGTCGGGGTGCTCGACGTGGCCAAGCCGGCCCACGGCGGGCTGTACGACGTCCGTGACTACGGCACCGTCGATTCGACTGGCGCCGCAGACAGCGCGGCAGCGGTCCTCGCCGCGCTCGCGGCAGCCGTCGCAGGTGGCGGCGGGAGCATCTATCTACCGGCCGGTACCACCCGCTGCGATTCGCAGATCAACCTACCCAACGACGGGCACACGCCTGTCTTCCGGCAGGTGCCAATCGCGTTCGTCGGTGCGGGCTCCCGGTGGGACGGCCAGTGGGAGTCGGCCGGCGTCAACCCAGGCTGTTCGGTACTCGATCTGCGCTACTCCGGCACGGTCGCTAAGATCGTCACCCTCGGGTCCGGTCTGCTGGCGTTCCGGGATCTGACGATCACCGACCTGGGCACGTCGACGACACCGTTCCTGCAGACCACGAACACCACCCTGTTGATCGAGCGGACGTCCTGGTACGGCAACCCGAGCAAGATCCGGGCCACGTGCGACCAGGACGGCATCGTCATGGGCTCGACCGACATCACCGTCGGCAACCTGGCGACCTCTGAATTCCAGGGCTACGGCACCGTCATCCGGGACAGTTACTTCGCACGGCTGCGGCGAGCGGTGTGGATGCGCACGGACACCAACGGGCTGGTGGTGCGCGATAATACGTTCTCCAACTCGTGTGGTGCCGCCGACGGGACTGCGGGCGCCCTCGACATAGCCGGGCAGTCCGGCAGACTCAGCTCTGGCGGCACGGTCGCCGCGAACCTGTTCGAGTGCAGCGGATACGT